ATATGGTAATCTATATTTTCTGTTTGTGGATTCTCTTATATACAAATATGCATATTTTTGTTTTAAATCGTCAGAACCTGTAATACTTTTCCATGCTTCTGCGGTAGTATCTATATTTTTAATTTGATCCGTAATCCTAGATGCAAATTCTCCTACTCCCTTTTGTAATTTCTGCGTAACTTTATTAGCATTTTCTCCTATAGCTCCCATAAATTTTCCGAAACTGTTATCTTTGAATTCTGTTTCTAATTTTTTATAAAATTTGCTCGCTAATGTACCTTCACCGTATCCGGATTCTAATACATCTGGAAATAACAATGCAGAAGTCATCAAAGAGGATAGATACGAATTACCTGCTAATTTAAATTCTTTTATTTCTATATATGGTATTTCGTCCCATTTTTTAATTTTATTTTTAGAATAGGTCCAATCATAATCTTTTACTACATTGATTATATCATCTAATGCTGGAGTTGGAATGTTCTTTATATTTTCTAATGGAATATTATTTGGTATATCCACCACTTGAGTAGTTGGTATTGATTCTTGATATGGCGATGCTTGCTTTAATTTCTCGTTATCAGGCTTAGATTTTAAAAATTCCTCTGCTTCCGCTTGAGATGAAAATCCACTTCCATATTCAAATTTCCCATTGTTGTATCTTTTGGCATATTTCGTAGGATCTGTGGCCGAAGATCTATTGCTTACAACTCTAATAGTATTGCCAGTGGACATAAAATTATTTAATCAGATGAAATTAAATAGAACTTTAAGATTGCATAGACATAGATGTCAATTTTAAATTATTTCGATAATTGTCTTTAGTTTCAAACGATGGAGAGGATACAGTATTCCGTTTATTAGACTGTCCTAGTATTATATTAGATGGATTTTCTTGATTATTGTTATTTCCTCCTCCATTATTGATTAATACCTCCAATAATTGATTATTTCGTCTTAATTCTATTAATTGATCTGTTAAGATATCCAATTGTAATTGGTTAGATTCTTTTATTGCATCTTTTATGCCATTATCATTATCTACATTTATATTTTTGATGATACTAAGATCAGATTCTGTTCTTATTGCATCAAATTTAGAATAAGCATCCGAAAAATATGATATTCCATATGCCAGATCTATGATTGGCTTAGTTAACAGAGTAATATCTTTAATTAAATTTGATAAGTCCATATCAGTAGTTAAACTCCTAAGACCTTCTCCCATAAATTTTAGTCCTAATCCTAATTTATATATTTTTTCAGAATTTATACTTTCGAATTTTTTTATTGAACTGACAGGATCTGCATTAAAAAATCCCGTAATACTATCGATCATTGACGAACCCAGATTAGATAAAGATCCGAAAAACATCGATCTAAGTCCTTCTCCCAAAAAAATTAACCCACTTCCGATTTTTTCAAAATTTATTTGATCCACATCTTCATATTTCATTAAATTATCCGCTATATTCCCGATTAAATCCGATATATCATATACTACCCCAATTCCTTTATCTATTATCTTAGAAAACAACCCAACCCCACCCACAAATAAAGAAAATTTAGACATTGCTATAGTAGCTTGTGTTAAACCTTTGGTTATACTATTCCAAGGTCGATATGCAAATTTCATTAAATGATCCGCTAGATACCCAGCAATAATAGATAGGTATTCTACGGTTCTTGCCCCTGTTGTAATGACATCTGCCCCAAATGTTGTTACTATGGCTCCCATTGCCGCTACAACTCCACCAAACATACCCATACCAATTGTTGCGCCCATTAAACCTAATATAATATTATCCCACGGCTTATCAGCAAACAATTCCAGATTAACTGCTACCAAACCCGCAGCATTAGCAAGATATACAATATATCCTGCTCCGATTTTTAATAATGGTGCCGAAATCAATGCTAAAGCACCCATCTTTGCTACCGTTTTTCCGAATTCCCACATTGCTATCGTAGATCCTCGAAGCCCTTTAATGATCTCATCCCAATCTTTATCAGAGAATTTACTCAGAGAATCTGCTAAATAACCAGCAACAAAAGATAATCCTATTATTGCTATGCTACCAGCACCTAATAAAATCACTGATAATGGGTTTGCTACCAATAATCCAATCCCCGCTACTACCAAACCAAATAAAGTTATAGCTAATGTAGCTAGTCCAAGACCTTTATATATGTCTTCCCAATCTTTACCCGCTATTTTAGATAAAGAATCTCCTAAATAACCAACGGTAAACGATAATGCTAATATTGTTGCTGCTCCTATAAGCATATTGACTCCGCCCTTTTCTGCCAATTTACCTATGGCATATGCAATAGTTCCCATGCCAATTATTGCTATTGCAACATTTGCAAGACCTGATAATAATATGGTCCAGTCCAAGTTAGCCATATCCAGTAACATCGGAATGACCAAAAATTTAAGCATAAGCGAAAGTGCTAAAACCCCTGCCATAGATTTGATAACATCACTACCTTTTATCCGTTCTGCCCCTTTCATTGCTAATAAACATGCACCAAATACTAATGACAATTTCATCAATCCTTCTATAAGTTGAACTATGTTTATAGATGTTATATGAGTAATTAGCGGTATAATCAGAAAACCGACGGTTAATGCAAATAAAGCAAAACCTTTAACATTTTCGATCACATCACTCGATTTGATCATGCTCATTAGTTTTAATACTCCCAAACAACCTGCCATGATTGCACCCAGTTTAAATAAACCCAATGTAATTTTTACTATACCCAAACTAGCCAATCCTACTATCATTGGTATCACCAAGAACATTATAGTTGCCGATAATATACCAAATCCTATCGCAGCATCTTTCATTTTACTAGCAAATAACCCAACGGTTACAAACATTGCTACAATTACTCCGATTACTCCTAGTACTTTTACTAAATTTTCAGTATTAATTAAATTTGAGTTAACTAATGCATTTACTATTAATATCAATCCAGTCCCTAATGCCATTAGACCTGCTATACTACCCAATTTAGATAATGTTCCACCGGTAGATCCACCAGACATAGCAGGTTTTTTATTTAAAATATCTGTGTTTACTTGAATTAAATCTGTTAATTGTTGATTTAAGTTCGTTGCGTGAATTTCGGCTCTAGTTATATAATCTATTATAGATGTCCGAAAATCTTCCCATTTCATCTTTCTTAAAAAGATGTCCCATGTCCGTAATGTATCTGTAATCTTAGGAACACTACGTTCCACTGCATTTTTTATAGAATCTAATGTTACATTTAGTAATGATAGTATAGGACTATAGTCTGGTTTGGGGGCACCGATCTTAGCGTCTATACTGCTTAATATAGGGCCGTAATCAGTTTGTGGAACTGGAGTGCCTAATCTAGTTTCTATTCTATTTAAATATGGTTCGTAATCTTTCTGTTTTCCTATTAAAACATATAAAGCGTTTTTAATACTGTCAAAATAAGCAGAATATGAACTAGTATTCGATACTCTCACCAAATTATCTATACTATCTTTAATTTTATCTAAAGATATTTTAGATTTATTAAAATAATCTGTAAATTTTAATACAGAATCAAATTCTTGTGCAGTTGCTTTAGCATCTTGCTTTTTAAATCCAAGACCCAATACTTTTTTGTATTCTTCGGCGGTTTCTTTTGCTATTGCTTTAGTTCTAGCTTTTTCTGAGGTATCTAGTGTAGATTTTACTTTAGGTTTACCACCTTTATCTGTAATACCTACAGATATACCAATAGTTGCAGAAATTTTCTGTAACTGTTTTAATATACCATCTAAACCAGATATTAATTTAGTATCATCCACTTATAGTATTTATACTTCGATTATTCTTTAGAGAATAACCTAGCATCAATAGATAATACTTCACCATTTATTGTAATATATTCAGATTCATGTTTTCTGAACTTTTGAATATAATTTAAAATTTCATTATTCAGTGTAGCAGGTAGATTTTCTATTATAGTAAGTCGATCTTTAATAGGAATATTTGACATATCTACTATATTATCTTCTTCTATTTCGATTTTCGATACAAATTTGACAATTTCATATACAAATAGTGATCCTACCGTATCACTAATTTCTTCGTTTTTATTTTTTCTGGTCTTTTCTAGCTGTATATTATTAATTTTTATGTCATTTGCTAAAGAAACTATCTTCAGATAAGCCTTAAGTGAAGTCCCTCCTAATGGGATCTGCACTTCTGTTGGATAATCATAGATTAGTTTATCCGACAATATCACATCTAAATCAAAAATTTGTTCTTTATCCTCTTGTTTAAGATTCACTACAGAACCAAAGGATTGCCTCCGTAATGCCAAAATTATTGGATATTTATCCGTAACTAAAAACTCTAAATCCTCCACCGAATTGTCTAAAATGATCTGATTTATTATATTACTGATAGTAATTCCTGATAATGTTCCGTCTAACCCGCTCTTTATCAAATCGCGTTGCTGTTTAACTGAAATTGGTTTAAATGATACTTCTTTTGCGGCTGATGGTACATACACTGAAACTAAATTTGCATTATTAATTTCATTTAATTTAGACAGGATATTTCCAACATTCATATATTAATTTATACTGACTTAACCATTTTGCAACTTATTTAAATTTAGGCATAGTTGGCATGGATGGCATACTAGGAGAATTGGATTTTTGGTCTTCCTGTTGTCTTTTGATATCTTCGTTATATAAATTTATAAAAACCTTGCAATCATTTGGAGTTATAGATAAAAAATGATCATATGCCATATTAATTTTATTAATTAATATAAATTGTAATTCATAAAAATTTCTTAAATTATCATTGAATAAAGATTTTATAAAATAAAATAATGTATTATCAAATGCATTCAAATTTAAATCATCTAGACCCAATTTTTCATTTTTATTAATAAGATTAATATTAATAAATTTCTTTTGTGTGGAATTTATATAATTTAATATATCTCCCGTCATTGAAACTGGAAGTTGAGTTAGTATACTGTCCTTTTCTAATTCTGTCAACTCAAAAAAATTTAAAATATCATCTCCAATTTTAATAGAAAATATAATTTCTTTATAAATTTGATCAATATTATCTATATAAAGATTAGTAGGAATTGATAATGTTATTTCCATCTGATCATATAATATAATTTTGGTTAAATCTATATCTTTTAATTTTATTGAAATTGTATTAGTTATATCTGATACTTTAATTTCTGTTTTAATTTCATTTTTTCCTATTAATTGAAGCTTATTACCTGATGACAAGGCTTTTGCATTTAATAAAATATAAAATTTATCAATATTTGATAAATTTTTTATTATAGAATTATCTATAATAATTTCATTTAATATAAAATCAAAATAGGTAGAAATACCCTCCTCGTCATTATTAGTAATATATTTGATTAAATCAAAATAATAACGATTAGTTATAGGTTTTATTCTAATATTTTTTTTAAGAATTGGTAAAAATATTTTACTAGTAAATCCAGTATCCATATTTTGTAATTAATTAGAATATACTTTATATGTATATTGATTATATGTCCATCCCACACTGCTTGAACTTACTTCTTCTGTATCATATTTTAATACTTTTTCTGATATATCTATTGGTACACACCCAGTAAATATGTGACTTATTCTCATCGGTTTATCAGAGTTTGAACTTTGTCTTGTATATTCGTTGACCGTAATAGTAGCTTTTATAGACTCTGATCTAGTATTAATTAAACCTTTATATGATGCTGTTATTATCCACGGTCTAATTAAAGTTTGTACAAAATCTAAATTAGTATCCAGAAAATCGATACTGAGATGTCTCCCTATCATATCTAATCGATCTCCTGCTATGGTTCCTTTCAAATAACCTCCCATACCATCAGATCCTGCACTACTTATTGTTAATGACTCTTTTGGCATTTTTACTGATTGTGCAAAATAAAGAGCCAACCCGTCTATGTTGGGTTGACTCTTTTCGCTTAAAAGCATAGCCTGTATTGTTGGATCTATATAAAACCCATGTACATCTATATCAGTATAATCTTTAATTGTAGAATATAAATTAGAACCATCTTCTGGTTCAATAGATACAATCCACTGAGTTTTTAAAGGAAAATTATAATTCCAATCTGTTCCTAGTAAATCCAAAAAATGGTTTACTAAACTCGGCGTTCTTGTAACTTCTGGCATCTAGTGTTTAACTATTATTAGCTGCAATTCCATTAAAATTAGTACGAGAGAAGAAATGATATGCAATACCAACACTAAACGACATCACTGCTCCAGTACCTTCTGCTATACTATAAGAGATTTCTCCTACATTTCTAATAGAACATCCAACCAATTCATATTTAGTGACAACATCCAGACGTTTATCAAGTTGTAATAGAGTTATGGTAGAAAATCTATTAGTAATAGATCCACCACCTCTACCACTACCAGCAGTACCAGTAACATTTCCGAAAGTTCTGTGAGATTCATTCATCAATCTTTCTCTAATATCAGAAGTTTCTGGACAATAAAATTCCATTTCGTAATTGTCGCTTCCGGGATATTCTACGGATCCCGGTATATTAAAAGTCTGACCTGCGTATTTTACTGGATGATTTACTATAGTACGTCCCGGCAATTTAGCAGTCTTTGCATATAACATATCTCTTGGATCTAATATCATAGCTGCTCCCCGAAGTCCATCAAGTGTCACAGATTCGACACGAAATAAATAATCACGAGCAAAATCACTTACTACTGCATCATCATAAAAAGTATTAATTATTTGATTAGTTTGCATATATATTATTATTTAGTTTTAAGCTCCAATTATCTCGCTAAAGTTAGCACCCGTTGATGTTGCATAGAAATTTACTAATATAAATTCGGCAGCACGAACAGGTTTAATATAAATATCAACTACTAGCTCATTTTGATCTATAATTTCTGGAGTATTATTCCTTTGATCGCAAACAATTTGATAATCGTATAATCCTTGTGTGTTTTTAGCTCTATTAAAAATTGGAGATAATGTGGCAATTACACGATTTCTTGTAAATGAGGTATTAGGTTCAAATACAAAGTATTTTGTAGTCTTTTTAGTTGCTTTTTGTAGATATATAAACAATCTTCTAACATTGATACGATCAAACGCACTTGGTTGACGCAATAATGTCTTTTGACCAAAAATATTTATTCCATCATTTGGGAAGAATGCAACGGGATTTATAGATATCTTGTAAAGCATGTCTCTTTCTTTTTGTTTTGGAACTATAGCAACTTCCAATACATTTGTTACACGACCTCTAGTGAACCCAGCGGGGGCATACCAAGGCTCGAAATCCCTATCTACTGCTGCCATATCTGCCGCAGCAAATCCGGAAAATGGTAGCCATATTTTCATTCCTGTAAATAAATCTAAGGTCTTGACCCAGTTACCGTATGTAGTACAATAGCTACTATTAGCGGTTTCGTACAAATGCTTCAGAGGATTATAAATATACTGAGAAAATGATTTGTTAGTATCCGATAATACTTTAGTATTGTTACCTGTCACAAATATTTGACGTAACGGATCTGCAATAAACATACAATCTTTTCTAATTTTAGAGCAAAAATTATCGAATATATTATATATAGCTATATAATTTCCTCTAACATCATTTCTTTCATCAGATACGGAAGTAGCGTCATTTAAACTTATGGATTGCATACCTTCTACTAATCCATCAGAACTTTGAGCATCATCAAAGTATGAAACGTGGTTAGCACATGCTGTTGCATATATTGTACCCAACCCTGCTTCACATACTAAATCTATATCAAATAATTCGTCGTTTTCTATCTTTCTTAAAGTTCTATCTATTTTGAATCCTAGCAATCCAATAGATTTACCAGTTGTAGTAAACGAGGAATAACATCCAATAGGGAACAATGCATCAGCATAAGATAAATATTTATTAAGTGTTTTAGTATCACTTAAGTGATATCCAAATCTAGAAGCGGTATTTTCTTTATTACTGATCATCGTATTTACAGCATTCTTACTGTAAATTCTAACCTTTTTCATTGGAATATTCTCAGAATTTAACCAAGGTCCACTGTTTTTAGAACTTATATATGTATTAACAAATACATTAATATTATTAGAATTGTTTACCGTATTTTCCAAGAAGAAACTCGAAGGAGTACCAGCATTTTGGTTGTTTATTTGTCTATAATAATCTAGTGATCCTGTACGAGCTTCTTCGAATCCAAACGACAATTTAACCGCATCTGGATTATAAGGACTAGTACGAAGTTTGAACAAGCCAAATGATATAGTATCATCAAAACTATTTCCGTTAATATCCGGGAATGCCGCAGCAGTTTTTTCCAAAGCTTCCGAAATACTATCAGAATTTCGGTTTGATCCACTATCAGTAGTAGCAGATAAAGGAAATGCTAATTTTGCAATTGGTATTTCTATATATCTAGTATTGGCAGTAGTACCATCGGTTTTCAATCCAGTATTACCAGCAGTTTGTCCATTTGTATAAATGGATCTTATAGCTGTATGATCACTATTGGGTTGTATACCAGTATTATCAGCCATACCTATGTAATGTCCTTCATATCTGTTATTAATAGTAGATTGAATCTTGTTTAAAATTATCATTCCAGCTTTCCCGAAATCTTGAGGACCGTTTATAGCACTCAAGGCCGCTGAATTTCGGGAGAACGAATATCCAGTATTAGAAAATGCCGAACCATCTAATACACTCTGATATTGGTCGTAATTAAGTTCGAAAAATTTGGGTGCTCCGTATACATAGGTACAAGTGTTTTTTAAATCACTATCTAAATCCGTAGTTACTATAGTATCGGCACTTTTTGTGAATAAGTCTGCACATATTCTAGCACTCAATGCCAAACGAAGTGTAACAGGATTTGTACTATTTTTGTTCGTGGTGTAATTTAAATTTAATGCATCTACTATTGCTTGTCCTTCTGATGCCGTGAAAGTTTCGTAATAATCCAAACCTTTAAGTTGTAAATTGGTTTTAATTACTGCTAATGATGGTGTCGAATCGATAATTGTTACAACTTGCGTTAATTGGAACATTTCTTTTGGTATAAATGCAACATTTCTAAATACTTCCGATTTAGTTTCTGTAGAATTTTTTGTAAATAATGCGGCGGTATCTCTAGCACTTAATGCTAATGCACTTACATCAAATCCCAATGTAGCATCAAATCCTATTTTGTTATTATTATTAGAATAATATTCGGTTAACCCCTCGATCAAATTTAATCCAGCAGCTAAACTAAATACATCAAAAGTATCTAAACCACTAGTGATAAGATGTGTTTTTTGAGCTAGCAATTCTCGGTTTATAGTAATTCTAGAATCTACAGAAGACAATTTGAACATTGTTGCATCTATTCCTGTTACTGTATTAGTGTAAGTTTCTATATAATGCTCTTTCACTGCCATTACAGGATACACTAATGCTCCATATGCACTTCCGTAACCTGCTCCTGCTCCATCACCATAGGGCATTCTGTTTACATATAAATTACCAGAAGAGCTGTTTAATATCTGTCTAGCACTATAATAAAAGTATCTTTCCGCCGAATTAGTTGGAGTTCCATATACTTGTTCTAATTCTTCTATAGAAGTTATTTGTATAATTTCATCGGTTGGGCCTTTACCTGCGAATCCAGTTATAAATATATTAGTACCTGCTGGTAATACTGGGGATAATGAAAGATCCTTTTCGATGATTTCTACACCGGGAGATTGTATGCTTCTTGCCATAAAGATATTTAGTATTTTTTACTTGATTTTTTTTATACTTTTAATAAATTTGTTTCGATCCTCCGAAAAACAAATTCAAAATTTGTTTCAACTTCCGATCCATCTCTATAATTGTATGTTATTTCTCCCAAGGTTATTGGAAATGCCGATTTATAAGTCCATTGTATAATATCATTGTGAAATTCGTCTTTTGCTGTTAAAATTATATCAGAAGAATAACGACCCAATCCCATATCTTTGTTATAAATTTCGGTTCCATCGTAAATACCAGTTTTCTCATTTCTGAGTAAATCTAACCATTTATGTATAACCCAATAATTATTAAATTCATTATCAATAGTGAAATTTACTGAAACTGGATCATATGAAGGTTTGTTATGAGATGAAACGAATACTGTACTCCCAGTATATCTTACTTCTTCTGCTGGTATATTATTTTTAGGTACTACCACTCCATAAATAGAGAATTGTAAAGTGTCTAAATTTAAATTTGTATTATTTCTATCTAATCTTTTATTATATGGTATTAATTCTTTCGGTAATACTAAAGTTAATACAAATTTGTCTTTCCTGCTTTTATTCAGTATAGATTGGTCATAATGATTCATGTTATTATTTAAGTGAAAAACGGTTTCCATCCTTGCGAAAACAAATCATCATATTCCGGATTCAATGATTCATTAGAACCTCCTATTATAATAGGTAATGCATCACCACCTATTCCATTTTTTTCGTTATTATATATAGAAGAAGGATTGTTAAAATATTTTATACCATAATCCATAGATTTTATTAATACTGGTTTACTACTTTCGTTTTTTTCTATAATATCAAAATATACTGGGGCTATATCTTCGTGTAATATCATTAATGCCCATGCTAAAGACATAACCCGATCATCATGTGCCCCGTGTTTAGCCCCCCATGTTTTATTTGGATGCCTAACAAAATCTTTTAATTCTAATATTGTATTAATATCGTTGATCTGTATAGATTTCATAGTATTAATCCAATATCTTTGATTCATTACCGCATCGTATTTAGTATTAGTATGAGCTACTATTCCATATTGCAAAGATTTTCTGTTTGCAACTTTATTAATACCCCAATTTACAATATTATCATAATTAAAATCCTTTTTTAAATTATCTACAACTTGTCCTCCGCAATTATTTCGTTCTATCATTGCTAATGGATCTCCCCAATGTTGTAGAATTTCTCTTAATTTTGGAGTAAATTCTGATGGTGTAATTTTATTATTATGATAAACTGCTACTTGTTTTATTGTTTTGGGTTCTGTGATGTCTAAAATCTGTATAACCGAGGCATCTTTTCCTACTCCTTCTGCTATATCAACTCCTGCCACATAAATTTTTTGATCGTTTGGTCTTTCCCATAATAAATATTTCCCATCATCATATACAAACATGGGTTCCATTGTATATCTTTTCATATTATCAAAAAGATCACCATCTATTGCAGATTCTCCCACTTCATCAAATTCGCAATTATGAGATACGATATCATTTGTGTAATATTGATTAGATTCTACATTTAATAAATCATAAACTTGTAAAGATCCAATACATTTAATTTCGATAATATTATCAAATCCATTTTTTATTTGTATTTCATCATTTATTTTTAATTCTTCGGCAATTTTAAATTCACCAGATTTAGTTAAAACTCTATGATTTTTACTACATTTTAGTGATGTAGTAGTTAATATTAATTCTAAACAATCTTTTGTTAATTTTTGAATACCAGAAAATGGCTCAAATCCATTAGGAGTTAATATTTTTATATTGTTTTTATTTAATTCGAATGATTTGTACAATTCTTCAATTGTGATTTGCTGCTCTTCATTATTACTATTTAGTATGGTAATGAGGGTTTTCCCATCGACACATTCAAATTCCCTCTTCCACATTCCTATATCTGATAAAGAACCTACAGTTTGTTTTTTCCATTTTTCGTCTCGTCCGGGAACTTCATTCCAAAGCACCTTCATATGAACCCATTCGTTTGTACCTTTTACCGATCCATCATATAATTTATAAAATAATCCAGAAGTATCTCTTGGAGTAGATGCCATAATAATTTTAGATTTAGTCGATGATGAAATAATTGGATATACCGATGCCCAAAATTCATCGAGCATATTAGGTTCTATCCAGTCGGCTTCATCGACAAATAATATATTAGCCATAGATCCTCTACCAGCAGTTCCTGTTGTAGTAGTTATAGATATACGAGATCCATTTGCTAATTCCATAGCTTCTAGCCCATAATATTGAATTGGTGCTTTTAACCAATTCGGAAGATTTTCATATGCAAATCTAACTCGCCTAAAAATTTCTTTTGCGGTATTTTCTTTATTTGCTACAAGCAATATTCTTTGATCATCTTGAAACATTGCTACCCATAATAAAAATATAGTAGCAATTGTACTTTTACCTACCTGTCTACTAAACAAAAATAAACTAAATCTATTATCTCTAATCATTCTAAGTGCTTTTTTTTGAAAAGAATGTAATCGTATTTTAATTCTTCCGTCATCTGCATTGACAATATAAAAATGATTTTCGGCAAAATGTAAAATATTTTCTTTACATTTTTTCAAATCTGCAACCATTTCTGGTGTCCATTCGAACTGAGCCTCTACTGTTGGTAGGGCTGGATTATTCATGTAAATTTCTTTTTTTGGTATTCTAGGCATGTATATACTTAACAAAAATGAAAAAAAATTAAAAAAACTTCAAAAAATAATACATTCGAGAGTAAATAAAAATATGAGCAAATCTCTATTTGAAAAACTATTCGAAGAAGTAATGGAAAGTGACGAACAAGCATTAGGTATAGATCCTACTGGTGATGCTGGTGCCGATTCAGGCTCTGGCGAATTCGGAAACGAAGAAGGTCAAGAAGATCAAGTAACACTAACATTAGACAAAGCTACTGCACAGGCATTATATGATATGCTTGGTGGTGTACTAGGTAATTCCGAAGAAGGTCAAGAAGGAAATGGAGAAAAAGGTCTAGAAGGTGGAACAGAAGAAGGCCAAGAAGGTGGTGGAGAATCTTTCGGTGACGAATCTTCCGAAAGCTGGGATGCCGAAGAAGACGCACAAGAAAAGGAAGAAACTGATGAAGAAAAAGAAGGAGAACTAAAAGAATCTCCCCAATCAGGTTATGTTCCCTTCGCAAATAAAGGAGAATCTTTAAGAAACAAGAACCAAACTGTAACTGGAGCTATGGCTGCAAAAACTTCAGCTCACGGTAAAGCTGAGAAAACCTCTCAGACTCCCGGTACTGAAAAGTACATGCCTGCCAGTACTAAGTATGATGATGGAAAGTCCATGAAAGCTAATGGACGGGCTGCTAATGTTAGCGGATCTGGAAAATCAGTTTTCCATCCTTAATATATAAATAAAATTTAAAACTTTTAAAGGGGACTCTTCGGAGTCCCCTTTATTTTTTGACTAAATAGTAATATGATGACCTTTAAAGATTTTTATTTAATGATGGAACTCGCCAATCCATATCATAGAAGAGATTCCGTTTTAATAAATCCTAATAAAACTGGTCTGATTGCCAGAAGACATAAAGATCGTAGTGATATTAACTATGTTAATAAAGACAAAGAACATAAATTAGGAGTTATGAATCCTAAAGATAATGTAGATATATCTAACAAATATAATATAAATATAGACAACATTCCAATGGGTAAAGCCAGAAGATTAGGTAAAAGTAAATTTGTAATAGTAAAAACTCCATTAGGAATTCGAAAGGAAAAACGATAATATGTCAAATTGTTATTATTCCGGTGCTGGTAATGGTAGCTTATGCTATGAGCTATATGACAAAACTAGATTACAACCAGATCGTCAAGTGCTTTCCAATGTAGCAGAAGAGATGGTACAAAGCATGGGACAAAAAATAGATTATTGGATTAATACTACGACGACCTCCGGTGCAGATACTATATATGGGGAAGAACCTACTAGCATATATCAAGGTCCGATACCAATGAAAATGATAATAAACTTAAATGAAAGTAGCCTATCTTTAAGCAAGTTCGGGTTTCAATCTGATGACGAAGTTGTCGGATATTTAGCATTTAATAATTTTTATAATTCGATGTCTGGGCAAACTATATATAATATTATACAACAAATTATAGAACCCAAATCTGGAGATGTATTTCGTATGACTGAATATGGAAATGATCGAGTAGGAGGAAGGAGTGGAAATTTTTTCCAAATAACAGAACGTCGAGATCAAGATATAGGAGATAGTATCAATCCTTTAGGTGGTCATTATGGTTGGAAAATTACTGCTAAAAGATTAGAATATAGCTGGGAACCCGGTTTACCACAAGAAACTGCTAACGATCAAATCACAGATGATAGTTTTTATGGGAAAGTTTCCAGTACCATTACCGATGAAGTATCTTCTGCACCGAAATCCTATTCGGAATGTGCCGATAATGATAGTAAACGATTTATCATTGATATGGGTGTCAATGATACGTCAGTTTATGGGACATACGATTTAAATAATTAATATATTATATCATTTTTGTCGCAGATTTAATATCAAATCCAGTAGAAGGTGTTAATATATAATTATTATTTGTTCCAATACCATATAATGTACCATTAGTTTTATGAAATATTGTATAATAGTGCTGTGGTCCAGTTGTTATATCTGTAGTATTACAGCCTAATATAATATTTTTAATATGTTTTAATGGCATCTTTCTAAAATATGGTAAATTCAATGTATCATCTGGTGAATTATTATCTGTATTATACCCACCAATATGTGCATATTCATCAGAATCTATATAAGAAACTGCATGAAAGTTATCAACATTAGAACTCCAAGAATCTGAAGTATATATAGAACATACACTGCTTACAAATGTTTTGGTATCATAGTCCCAACATCTAGTAGGAGTATATACATAAACAGAACTTGTAATGTTAGTTAGAGTCAATCCTTTCGTCGTTCCGTTCATTCCCCATGAATATAATTTTCCGCTATCAGTTGATGCAAATACGGTATTTCCATCATATCCAGTGATTAATACTTTATTAAAAACTTCCGATCCTATATTTCCTCCCGTAATCAATCTATATGTAGTATTTTTACCAACTAAGTTATAATCCATATTTCCTAATACTCCATATGTAGCAAATCCCATCGAATATAATTTACCAGAAGTATTAATATATATATTATTATGGAATCCTCCCCACGGTGTTTTTGCTAATTTATATGCATCATCAACATCTTGTGATACTGTATAACTAGATGTTGTCCATTTTTTACATGGTCTAAAAATAGTTGTATCATTCTGAGTACCAACACCGGTATATCCTCTTCCTAATTGACCTATAGTATTATCTCCCGCTGAATACAATCTATTATCTTTTGTTATTATAGATAATATAGTACTTGATGTATCTCCACTGCAAAATTCATATTCTTTTACATTATTTTTAAATTGATGCACTTTTACTGGTGGAGATGATGAACAACTAGCCACTACTGTTCCTATTCCTAAACATCCATCTGGACTCGACCCCCATACCCACAACGAATCCGTGCTATCTAATGCAGCAAACATATTTCCGGTAATATTGTCGTTATCCGACATCATTTTTATAGATTTAAATTTAACTTCATTAGTATTACCTAATATATCTTTATCATATATATTACATTTAATAAAACCAGCAGTAGATTTATCTGTAGCACATCCAAGACCTAAAGTACTAGTTGGTAATTTATTATAAGTTGTACCTACACCAGCTTTTGTGATTTTTCTAAGTTTATCACCACCTCTTTCACAAATATACATATCGTCGTTATATTTATTAATAACTATTCCATATGGACCATTCGTAGAACCCAATATTCCTGTACCATCCTTAGATATAGCAGTTCCATTCCCGAAAAATGTAGTAACTGCAAATGTAGTTCTATCGATTTTACGAATTCGATGATTGAGATAATCTGCTACAAATATATCTCCATTAGAATCTAATGCTAATCCTTCTGGATTTTTAAATCTAGCATTAGTACCAACACTAGAATCTGCATATCCTGCACTAAAAGTTCCCGCAATAGTAGTAACATCCCATAAAGAGGTGGCATTATTAAATACTAATTTTCTTATTCTATGCGCACACTGAGCAGTAGTTCCGGTAACCGCAGTACTAGCTTCTGATACATATAATATATTACGTACAGAATCATATACCATACCAACTGGACTAAGAAATCTACTATTAGTTCCGGAACCATCTTTACTTCCAACTGGACTAGTTGTTATTGTTGCTGATGCTCCCGCAATAGTAGTAATGGATCTGTTATTTGCTTCGGTATCTATTTTACGAATTCGATGATTGAGATAATCTGCCACATATATAACATCAGCATGATATGCGATTCCATACGGCTGATTAAATCTGCCGACACTGGATAATCCATCTACTATACCCGCCGCATTTGAACTATTTAATGGAGACCCTTGTCCGTACTCATTATACTTCCATATTTGATTAGTTACGGTTGCAAAATATGTATTATCAGGTCCGTTTCCAACTAACGGAATTGCGAAAGGATTTGATGGTGGTAATACTTGTAGACTACTATTAATAATAAATTTGGGAAGAACTATATTAGTTTGATTAAATCTTCTATTCTCAATTTCTGGAATTATTTTTAATATTTGATTATTAGTTGTATCACAAATTAAAAGATCGCCTTCGTTAGTTAATGCTACTCCCGAAGGATCGGCGTATACTGCACTTGCAATTCCGGTATTAGTTCCTATAGTCCATACTGAACCATAATCTTCTTTCCCTGTTGGACCCACTAATGCCATTCCTGCAAATCTAGACCAATATAATTCTTTAATTTCTTCTGTTGGATTTTCATCTAAATAATCACCTCCATATGGGATATATAATGCAGGATTTTTATACCCATCATATTTTACCCAAAATGGAACTCTCATATAATTAGTTATTGGTGTGGAATATAAAGCATTTACGGTTCCAAATTTTTCAATTCCTAATAAACCCCATGCAATAACTTTATTATCTGTAGTTATTGCTGCTGCATTATTTTGAGTAGACACACATTTTGCTAATTGTTTAATATATCCTTGTTCAGTTACCGTTTCTATCTGAGGATCTGATGCTCTCCATGTAGATAAAGTTTTACTATAACTAATACTAGCTCCTTCGTTATAATTTACATTATCCAATGAACTCAATTTCATCTTTCCGGATACCCATTTGCTATTTAAAAAATTTAATGTGTCACCAGCAGATACATTAGTAGATTTGATTTGCAGTCCAGTAGTTGTTATTTCGAGTCCTCCTTCGGGTTTAACAAATTCTGAATGAACTTTTCCTATTTTTATAGTAGCATCTTCAATTTTTGAATTTGTTACTGCTCCTATGTCAAGATTTCCGCTTTTGACTGAATTTTCTGCTAATTTAAGATTGGTGACAGCACTATCATTTAATTTTTCAGTAGTAACTGCACTATTATTTAATTTATCAGTAGTAACTGCACTACTAGCTAATAGTGCAGTAGTAACACTAGACAACGCAATTTTTGCGGTAGTAACTGCACTATTAGCTAATAGTGCAGTAGTAACACTAGACAACGCAATTTTTGCGGTAGTAACCGCAGTAGCAGCTATTAATTCCGTAGTGATACTAGTTAATGCTATTTTGTCTGTAGTAACCGCAGTAGCAGCTATTAATTCCGTAGTGATACTAGTTAATGCTATTTTGTCTGTAGTAATAGAACGATTTCCAATATCAATAGTATTAATTGTATTATTAGTTGTATTATTTGTTATTCCTGCTGCTAATTTTTCTAAAGTTATAGAACCATCTTGTATATTATTAGTAGCTATACTACTCAAACCTAATTTTGTGTTAGTAATACAGGCATCTGCTAATTTTTCTGTTGTTACATTATTATTTATAATTTTGGAAGTTGATACACTACTATCAGCTAATTTACTACCTATTACACTGTTTTCTCCTAATTTGGAAGAATTAATTGCTCCGTCATTAATTTTATTAACAGTGACACTATTATTTGCTAATTTATCAGAAGTTACACTAGCACTAGACAATTTTGAAGTTGATATACTAGAATCTGCTATTTTAACTTCAGTAATTGCGTTATCTCGAATATTACCAGTTGATACACTAGTTAATGCTAATTTTTCATTTGTTATTGATCCGTCACTTATTACGGTAGCTGTACTAAACTTAATAACAGTCGGATCGATATTGATCTCTCTAATGATATAGTCTTTAACAGAACTTAATTCAGTTTTAAACGTAGCATGCTCGTGATCTAATAATAGATTATCATATCCTGATAAATCATTATAATTTGTAAAATCTGTTATTCTTTTGTATATCATAATTATATTTATTAGTTAACTCTTCCAATATGTGTCAGTATCCAATAGTATATATTCGTAATCTGGTATATCTGTAGATATTATGGTTTCCTGACCTACTACAGATAAATAAGCTTGTAAACTGGTAGTACTTCCCGCAACATTAGTTGCTATACATGCGTAATATTGTTGGTCAGAAAGTGCTACAGGATCAATGGATAATGTTCTACTAGTCTTATTTAAAATATTTCCTGTTCCTATTTTAGTCCATTGATATGTTATAGGCTTTGTTCCTGAAGTATTTGCAACAAAAGTAACTCCTTGTCCAATACTTCTTATAGCTGATACTGGTTGTAATGTAAATACCGGTTTTTCGTTTACATATAAATATGCTTTATTAGAAGTAACTGATAGAAATATATTGGATAATATACAATCGTAATAACCTATATCTGATAAGCTAACATTTAATACACTTAATTCCACAAACCCCGTATCCTCAATTATTAGTGTAGTATAATTAATTTTATTTTTTCTCCATTCGGCAGTAATAGGAAATACTCCGGTACATGATAAATTTATAAATACATTATCACCTATAGCAGATATTACATTTATAGGTTGTGTATTTATTTTAATGGTATTTAATATTTTTAATTCGGCTTCATTACTAGTTACAGAACCAAATGTATTGGTCACTGTAGCATAATATTTTCCTTCGTTATTGTAATAAATGTTATTAATATACAAAGTATTACTAGATCCTGAAATAAGTATATTATTTTTAAACCATTTATATATTAATGGTTCAGTGCCTATAGATGATATATTAAAGGTAATATTGCTTCCCGCTTCCGACAATACTGATAATGGTTGTGTTACTAAATAAGGAGATTCTATTACATCCAATTTTACAACATTACTTTTTATTTTAGTTTTATTATTTCCTACTATACAAAAATATGTAGCATCATCTGTATCCCTGATGCTAGATAATAGTAAAGTATCCGTAATTTCTCCTAATAATGGAAAACTATTTTTATACCATTGATATACTAATGGTGCAGACCCTTTAATTTTTATATAAAAATTAAAACTATCTCCCGGCTTTTTTTTCCCGCCGACAGGTTGTATAACAATAACTGGAGACACATAAGCTATTATGTGGGTAAATTTTCTAAAACTCCCATTTTTTATATACATACCTTAAGGTTTATTGCCTAAATATTGCCAATTTGTACCATCGTATATAACTTGTGCGTATGTAATTTTGGGTATATTACAGATTTGCACTGAGGAACTATTATTGATGTTAATATCTGAATTTCCTGCTCCATTATAAATATTTTTAACAATGAATGTTAAACCTTTATTTATACTCGTTACCACTGGTAATGTTACCGTGCAAGTAGATCCTCCCCCATTAAAAAATAAATAAGTAGGAGATGCTATTATCAATGTTACTGCGGTAGTTACTGATGCTGTCGATACCGGAACATACATAGTTTTCGTACATTTTAAAACTTCACTAGTTATTGTAGTATTCGAAACAGTTGGTATAGTTACGGTTCCGTCATTTGATATACTTAATGCATTATTTGTTGCTGATACTCCAAATGAAATTGTTCCCGTCCCGTTGGTAGATAATTTTATACTAGAATTAGATCCTCTTCCTTGTAGCCATAAAGAATCTGTAAACGAATCTCTATATATAACACTATGTCCACCAACACCGTCACGAAGTTCTATTAATCCTCCGTTATTAGAATCTCCTATTGCTAATGTGGTCCTTTGATAGGTTTCGGATGCTGCTGATAATCCCCCAATTGTAAATATTGGTTGAGAATTTACAAAGGTTCTTGCGGTTTCTGTATTATTACAATACCAACCAATTCTTCCTATTGTAGCATTTCCAGATTCTCCATTATTTAAAGGAGAAAACATACCAGTATCACCATCATCACCGAATGAATAACCATTTGAAGATGTATCGGACGATGGAGATCCGTCTGGCTTTCCTTGTTTTACTCTATATCCATACGAACCAACATTTCCCGCAACTTCCAGTTTGTCTTTAGGATAGTGTAAACCATCCCCCGTTCCTATGCATAAACTACCTCCTTCTGTCAAGGTCATAGCTGTTATACCAGATACAACCCAATTTTGTGATGTAGTCCAAGTTCCGTTAGTAGTAAATCCATATGCCAATCCATTATTTGATTGTACTGTTCCTGAATTCGTCCCTTCGTTTACATTTAAAGATGTTGCTAACCAAAAACTACCAGAACCGTCCTTTCCGACTCTTATACGACTACCATCTGTTGTTATATTGCCATTAACATGTAATTTTTCAGTTGGATTTGCAATACCAATACCAATTTTTCCATCATAAGTAATCCTCATTCCGGTATTACTTGCTGAAGAATATGGAGCTATTACAAGATTCGCTGATATTGACTCCGATTTAGTGCTTTGACCAGAAAAAATTATTGCTTGGTCTCCCATTTGTGTAATAGGATTATAATCACCAGTATACAGACTTACACCAAATCGCACCCAAGGATAATCTGCTGCACTATTACTAAGCATTAATGGTGATATTCCTAATCCGCTACCAATTGGATTAGAATACTCGGATTTAACATGCAATTTAGTCAAAGGGGAAGAAGTCCCTATTCCAGTATAACCTACATTAGTTATAACAAAAGGACTAGAATCTACGTTTACTTCATCTTCTACTAATAATACATTACCAGATCCTCGTTGTGTTATTCTTAATGCATCAACAACTCCAGAAGTGTCAATAACCATCGCACTTGTGGTTGTTATCGTAGTATCTATTTGTGTAGTATCTCCTAATACTGTTACATTACCCGTTACTAATAAATTTCCTTCCACATGTAATTTTTCGGTTGGATTCTGAGTACCTATACCAAAATTACCACTGCTTAACAAGGTTACAAGTTCAGCATTTCCTAGTAAATTAATAAATCTTACACGACTACTAAGTGATCCAATATTATCAGTATATGTATCAATAGCCCATGATGGGGCATTATCGTAGGGTCTTGCAAAATTAATTTGTCCACCTTCTCGATCCGTATTACCTCGATTAATATAGATATCTCCAGAGTATAGATTATTATCTCCACTTATTATTCCAGAAACTGTAAGTGGTTGAGATGGAGAAGTAGTTCCAATTCCAACTTTTCCAGAATTAGTAATTGTCATTCTGGGTAAAGTATTAGTTATTATGCTAAAATCTTTCTGGTTAGATTCTATAAATGTGTTAGAAAGTAATCCTCCGTTAACATTATTTGTACCAAGTCTTAACACATAATCAGATAATCCACCGGGTCCAGTATTATTAAAAGATGATGCTAAATCTATATATGCTCCACACAGTCCAGACATTTGCATAGACGGACCCTTTACATTGTCGTCGTAATATACATACATATACGAGCTAGGATTATTTGTAACAGTCATTCCTCCTGATACATGTAATGTATTAGATGGTGTTGATGTTCCTATACCCAATCTACCATTCTCATCGAATCTAGCCCATTCCGTACCAGCAAACATACTAGTAAACACTAATGGTGCTGCGGAATCCGTTAAAACGGCTTTTCCGGATTCTATATAATTTTTAGCATGTGCAGAAACAAATCTTAATGATGCATTGGGATCATTACTAATCGAATCTGTGGAATTTCCAACTATGATAGAAGATAAAAAAGTAACACCAGTACTACTAATACTACCCAAAATGTTAAACATTGGGGATTTAGCATAAATTCCAGTTCTAAAATCTAAAGTTAAAGTTTTATCCCCATTTCCAACCAAACCTCCATCGCTTATTATAGTTTCAGTTCCTTGTCCTGATATAAAATTAGTATAAGTAGTATCTCTTACATAAGAATTTTCACAATGTACATCATATCTTACATTTGCGGAGAGAATATCTATACCGGAACTAGCACTCAGTACTCCATTAATAATAAAATCCCCCTGAAATGGTTCGCTGGGCGAAGCAATAGGATCTATACCGCTATCAGGATATCCAATAGTGGGTGTAGTATGATGATTCTTTCTATGAAGTTTGTCATGAAATCGTGCATTACCTGCCATTAAAGTATTTAGTGTATCCTAAATAATTAGAATGGGAGATTCAACTTTTAATTTTTGTGTAGACGAATTATTCAATCCTAATTCTGATATAACTTGGTCTTTTCAATATAGTGTATCAGGAGGTACTGATTCTTCTGGATTGGATAGTAATGTATTATTTTCTCCAATCACCGTCCCGATTGTTCAGAATTTCAATACTCAAGTAGTAAGTGTTACTACGATTGCTGGATCTACCGTAGGAGATGTTAATGGAGATAAATTAACAGCAAAATTTAATAGTCCTGCCGGTATTATTTTAAATTCCGGTGTATTATATATAGCCGATTATTTAAATAATAAAATTAGATCTATAACTCCTTCTCCTACTACTGGTTTTGATGACCCTATTATTGCTACTTTCGCAGGATCTGTAAATGGATGGAATGATGCTATAGGTACTGCTGCTCAATTTTCTCAACCACAAGGAATGGATGTTGATAGTTCTGGAAAAATATTTGTTTGCGATTCCATGAATTCTACCCTGCGAATGATTGAACTTAATGGTTTGGTTTCGTCTATACCTATAGGGAGTGTATCATCTTCGATGCCTTATGATATAGTTATTAATGGAAATATATTTTATATTACTGATAATCTACATCATTGTATTATAAAATACAATATAACAACTGGTGCGGAATCGGTATTTGCGGGTGTGCAAGGTTCTCGTGGTACTGCTGATGGGATTGGTGCAAATGCCAGATTTGATTCTCCAGCAGGTATTGATATAGATTCCTTGGGAAATTTATATGTTGCGGATGCCAATAATCACAGAATACGTAAAATAGAACCTAATGGTAATGTTAGTACATTTGCCGGTTCTACCAAAGGTTTTAATAATGCTACAGGCACTGCTGCTAAATTTTCTGGCCCTTTGGGTTTGGTAGTTGCTAATAATGATGATATTTATGTGGTAGATGATTTAAACCAGTTAATTCGTAAAATTACTTCGACGGGAATTGTTACTACCGTTGCAGGTATTACGGGAGTGAAATCCAATATTGATGGAGATTTAACTGTTGCTACTTTTAATAGTCCCATAGGATTATGTTATGATGATACTAATGATACGTTATATGTTACTGATGGAGGTTCTTCCAGAATACGAAAAATATCAATACCAAAACTAATTACCACACCCATTCCAAATGTACCAGCACCACCACCTCCTCCAAATATTAAAGGATCTACTGGAGGATTTTCTACATTTCTTTTTAAAAATACAACATTAACTGGTGGAGGTCGATATAGTGGATTGGGATATGCGCCCTATCAAGCTGATTTTGGAGTAACAGATGCTATAATTGGTATTATGTTTGCCAGTAATAATACTATAACTATAAAAAATCAAGATTTCGAAACCATTTACACTTCTAAAATTATTGATTCGTTATATCCATTCGTTAAAACTCATGATCAATTTAATACTATACGAATACATTTTACTAATTCTGGGAAAAATTTAATCATAGCTTTAAAAGATAATAATGATATTTATAATGATATTATTAATATAGAAACTGATTTAAATCTTCCCAAAATTACAGATTTATATAAAATAGGATTTTCATATTCGACTCCATTAGAATCCGATGATGATAAAGTAATAATAAAATTAAAAGATATACATTTCCACGGTAATTCGAAAATTTCTAAAACTACTTTTGTTCAAAAACCTCCAAGTAATATTAAATCAAGTTTTATATTACAATCACCATTAAGCGGATCGCTTATCATATCCTATAATAACAAAAGTATAGGTTCGTTAGTTTGTTAAATTTTACCTAAATACTCATATGTCCGATACTTTTATAAATAAGTTACCAGAAGCTACGTTAACCGAAATTAAAAACGAAGATTATACTTTATTTGATATACATGATCCTAATAAAGGTAGTTTTACTACCAAAAAAGTGACTCTAGATACGATTTCTGGTAAAGTAAGTTCTAATATATCAGGAGATTTTAATAGCCAACTTAATATTCTACAAACTAGTATTAATAATGCTAATCAAAATATATTAAAGAAATTAGATAAACAAGGTTCTGATTTTGGTGCTTTAGAAAAAATGTCCGGTCCTTTATTAGTGGATTCAACATTAACGGTGACAGGTTCGTCATCTTTTAATGATATATTAAATTTAAATACTCAAAGAATAATAAATCTAGCTACTCCATTATCTACATCAGATGCAGTAACTAAAAATTATGTAGATAATTTATCGAATATATATGTTCCTTTAACTGGAGGTTCTTCTAGCCAAATGACGGGTCCATTATTTCTATTTAATAATCCAACAAATCCGTCTCATGCTTCCAATAAACAATATGTTGATAATTTAAGTACTATTTATATTCCTAAGTCTGGAGGTATTTCCAATACAATGACCGGATTTTTATTTTTAAATGCAGATCCTGTTGATCTCAATCATGCCAGCAATAAAAAATATGTAGACGAAGCAATATTAACAGAAACTGGTAATATTAAATCTATAACGGATAGTACATATTTAAAAAAAGTTACTGACAGTATGGATCCGAGTAGTTTCTTAACTCTAGGAGGAAATCCTATTTCGCCTAATCATGCTACAACTAAAAATTATGTTGATACTATTGTAAGTAGTGCTTCTTCTGTTTTAGTTACTAAAATCTATTCGGATGCCCATTATTTAAATCTTTCTGGTGGAAGCATGACTGGCCCAAATCCTTTAATTTTAAATTCTGATCCTACTTTAATTTCTAATGTACGTCAAGCTGCTACGAAGAATTATGTAGATTCTAATATTAATAGATTATCAGGATATATATCTCTATCTGGAGGAATTATGACCGAAGGGTATATTACCGCACCCTCAGATAATCCAGCATTACCTAGAAGTTTAGTTACAAAAATTTATGTAGATAATACTATTCAAGCTACGTCTAGTGTATTAGCTAAACAAGCTTATGTTGATACTACATTTTTACCTCTTACGGGAGGTACTATGCAAGGTGGTATAGTATTTAAAAATTATTCAGAAAAAATTACTGCGGTAGCTGGTTCTGGAAATGTGACATTATCCATGAGTAATTCTAATACCTTTACAATTAATTTGATGGGAAATATTACTGGTTTTACATTAACTGACATTCCTTTAGAATCTTTTACTATAACTTTAGTAATAACTCAAAAAGGTGCTACTCCTCCCACTCCAGTTCCGGGACTTATGATAGATCCTCCTCCGGGAGGTTGGGGTCCATTTAATATAACAAATTGGACTATAAATGGAGTATCTGTTCGGTGGGCATTTGGATTTTCTCCTACCATTACTAATACTATAAACAAAGTAGATATTATTACTTTAACTAAAGTCGGAGACATTTGGTTTGGTTTTATAGGTGGACAAAATTTTTAATTTATGCCAATAGGTAATGCTTCAGCTATGATGAGATGTAGATATGATTATGCTCCAATATCTGTTGGTGAATTATCTTCTACATTTATGGGAATACCAGTAGATATAAATATATCTTTAAATGATTTAGATCCCGATTATTTTCCGCATTCTTCTGGAAAAATTGAAGTATATACTTATGATAATCGATCTATAAAAAATTGTATAGTTAATTTAAGTTCTAATAAAATAAATTTTCAATATATTCCAAAATCTAATTATTTTGGACCAGATGAATTTACATATGTTGTAACGGATGGAATCAAATCTTCTAATACTTCATCGGTTAAATTGAGCGTATTATGTTTACCCCCGGTAATATCTGATAAATTATTTAATTTACGAGAAAGTGTTACCTACAATTTAGATATTACCGATCCCGCTTCTGATCCTGATATAATATTTTTAGGAGGATATCCGGATAGAGATATAAATAATCCCCCTCAACCTATATCTATAATATCTAGTAGTGTCAAAGCATCCTCCAACATAACTATAGATAATATTTCCAATACAGTTATTACTTTTACTACCCTTCCATTAGATCCTGATATCGCATTTAGTACAGTATTTCTTTCCTATCAAATTCGAAATACGACTTGTGGTATTTCGAATGATGGGGATGCTGGAACTGGTACTACTTTTGGATCTGGTCCTCTTCCGGACTCTGGTACTGGTACTAGTACCGGAACTTTTGTTGGTACTACTGTCGGATCTATTGATGGTGATAAATTAACTGCAAAATTTAATTCTCCTCGTGGAGTAACCATGACTAGTTCTAATATTTTATATGTTGCTGATTATGGAAATTCTAGAATAAGACAGGTAACTTCTACTGGAGATGTTACCACTTATGCTGGATCTACTAGAGGTACTACAGATGCATTCAGAACCTCTGCTAAGTTTTTCCAGCCAGCCGGTATTGATATTGATTCTTCTGGAAATATTTATATAGCAGATACTCTTAATCATCTTATCAGAAAAATATCAATTGCCGGTAATGTTTCAACTCTTGCTGGTGCAGCAAATTCTCCCGGAATTGTTGATGGTACTGGTACAACTGCTAAATTTAACTTTCCTCATGATCTAGCAGTAGATTCTTTAAGCAATGTTTATGTTGCCGATACAGCTAATCATTTAATCCGTAAAATAACTCCATTGGGTGTTGTTACAACTCTAGCAGGATCTGCTAGAGGTTATACTGATGGAACCGGAATCTCCGCATCTTTCTATAATCCATATAATATAGATGTAGATTCCTTTGATAATTTATATATTACAGATAGTTCGAATCATACTATACGCTACATTAATACTACTTCTAAAAGTGTTAGTACTATAGCTGGATTTGCCGAAAAGAGTGGAAATGATGATGGTATAGGAACTATGTCAAGATTTAATCTTCCTATGGGAATTAATGTAGGACCTTATAATATAGTTTATGTATCAGATTCTTTGAATCATAGAATTAGGCGTATTCTTCCTACTGGAAAGGTAGATACTATAGCAGGTTCTAGTAGGGGAACTGATGATGGTTCCAGTCTTTCTGCTAAATTTAATACTCCTATGGGATTATGTTCGGATTTGTTGGGTAATTTATTTATTGCAGATTATGGAAATAATCGAATAAGAAAAATACTATTACCAGCTATTCTTACTATAGATCCTAAAACAGGAATTATAACAGATCCTAGTGGAAAGGTTACCATTCCGGGTCCAACTGATGTCATAGTTGATAAATCTGGAGTTGTAATAGATTATAAACCCAAAGTTCCTGTGCTTCCTCCTGTGGGTCCCGGTACGGGCACTGGACCCGGAACTGGCAGCTCTGGAGGTACTGGAGGTACTATTGGTTCTACTGGTACTAGAACGGTAACGGGCTTTATGGCTAAATCCATTTTGGAAGTCAATGTACCAAAAACTTTTACTAAATATCCTATGCTAGACAAGAATGGTAATTTTCCTTGGGATGCATACGGTTGGTATGTTTTAGCTTTTGATACTCAAAATATTCCAGATCAATTTTATATTAGTTCTATTAGTAAATCTTCTACTATTGATGCATTTGGAAATTCGGTATCTATTAGTAGGTTTTATGGTTTAATAGGACCAATAGGGGATAGTTTAGACGGTTATCATGGTGGTCCAAATGATGGAAACGGTAAATTTTTATTTTATAAATTGTCTGGATGTGATATAAATATATGGGGAAAAACAGATTTAGATGGTAGTGTATTTGAATTTGGAGTTGCTCAAGTATATAATCCATCAATAACTGCTGTGACTGATATTAGTAGATACTATATAGATTCTTTAGTGCGTCCTACAAGTTCACAAGTTCTATCATGTCTAAATGATATTGGTATTTCCCCTTATAATGTTACGGTTAATGATTATACCGATGTATACACTGGCACTAACATCCCGCCATTTTTACAATTCAAAAAAATTTAATACAGAAATTATTTATTAGCCTGATTTAATTTATAATTAGATCTTTCTGCCATAAAATTGTCTACATCAAAGTCAAAATGTTCTTCAATTTTAAAATCGTGATATAAACTTGGATATCTTTGTTTTATATATTTTTGTATAGCTAATGGCTTAATCCAAGAATCTGTTTTGTCTAAATCTAATTTTGAATCATTAGCTTTTTGATTTATAAATTCTATAGCTTCTACTAGACACAACCATCTAGTATAGTTTTCAAGAGACATTATAAATTTTTTATTTGATTTTGTTGTCACCGAAATCTTATTTATCATATGAAATTTTTACCAAGAAATCCTAATAACAATGCACTGATTTCGGGAGAAGTGCAATCTATGTCATTAATGGATAAACTTTCTAATACCAGAATTATAATATCTAAATTCTTTCTAAGAGTCAAATTTTTAGTATTATCTTCTTTATATTTTTGCGACATGTAATCTCTAATTACATTGATAATCGATTTTAATGAATCATTTCCAGAATTATTTCTAATATTGGACATCGAACCATAATCATATGCTCTAATTAAGCTTTTATCTTTTGATAAGATCAAATTTCTGATATCGTCCTTTAGAGATTCTAAATTTATAGAAATTGGTTTATTATAAGTGATGGAAGAATTAACTTCCGATGCATTATTCAGTTCTCTAGATTCAAAATTTAGCATATTACGGAGTATTTTGTATCTGCTTATATACTTCAGTCAAAGCAGCATCAGCTTCTTCTAGATCTATTACTTCCGTTTTATTATATGTTTTAGCAATTAATTGTACTGTGCAATCTTTCTTACATTCTATACAATTAAATGAATTTATACCATTCAATTCGATAGGTATAAACATCTTTTTCTCTAGATAGCATGGGCAGGTTATGTCCATGCCTTGTTTCGAGAATTCCTTTATTCTTTCGTTTTTAATTTTTTCTGCATATAAAATTAAAAATTGTTTATATGCATTATAAACAATAAATTGTACAACCGATGCTAATACAAATAATTTAATTATATTAAAGGTGCTATCACCAAAAGTGATAGCCGTCAATATACTTGTCGTTATTAGTATTACTAATGGCTTTAGAAGTTCGAACCACATATCAATATTATATCACATAATTATTATATATCAACACTAAAAATAATTAAAAAATCGGGTATTTGTATTAATTTTCGATTTAATATATCTAACCGTTTAATTGATTTATTTAATCCTAATTTTTGAGATTCTGTCACCGAAGGATTATTAAGTGAATGTTCGAATTGCTGTCTTAATAAGACCAACTTCTCGAATATATCAAATATCTGATCTTTGAATCGATTAATCTCAAATGGATAATTTATACTTCCATCTTTTATATGAGCATCATCGGGTTTAGGTATTGCCATTTGATAAAATGGTTGATCAGTTGCACCCGGTCCAATACCAGCTACCTGACGTTCCGAATTTGCCATCACATCTTCTCTTAAATTTTTTGGTTTCACTATAATTATTTACTATTCTCGACTAAATAATCACATGAGCAATATTTTCGAAAAAGCATTTGTGCATGTTCTTCGCGAACAACCTGAATTACCAGCAGAACTTACAGATTCTGAAGCTATGGAGCAAAGTTTGGATAAAGGCACTAATCCACAAGATTTTGATGTGGATGGGGGTGCTGCCGCCGATCATATGGCAGCAACGTCTAAGATGCAACAACAGATGGTATCTTCTCTACAAAACTGGATTCACCGCCTAGAACAATTTTCAGATTCTTTGAATGGAACTGGTCCCGAATCTATGCAATCCAAGTTAAAAAATTGCGTTCCTGATTCTTTGTTCGACAAAATAAGAGTTGCCGAAACTAAGAAAATCGCTCGTGTATCTATGGAAGTAACCTCGTTAAACGAGATGTTGAAAGGATATTTAGCTAGTGCTTCGGACGCTAAATACAAAGGAGTATAGTATATCACTAACCTTTACTGGCATACTTTAGTATAAACTCTGGAGTAATTTGATTAATTTTTAATGACATTGCAATGTCATTAAAATCTTTATATTTCTTGCCTAATTCTTTCGGCCAAAGAAATATATTTTCTTTTAATTCCATTAATTTTTTAGTTTTATTGAACGCAGCTTTATCTTTCCATTGAGAATCTAATACCCAGATTCTCCGATGAAATGGATATTTATTTATTTGTTCCTTTTGTTTTGGAGTAAATAATTGATAGGAATTTTCTTGAATCCCTCCTATTGCTACTCCATTTTCTACGAATGTAGAATTTAATGGACCCTCAAATATAAAGATTACATCATTATTAGTATTAATTCTGTCAATATTAAAAATTGTTTTTTCGCTTCCTAGTTTGGATAAATATCTAGGTCTGTATATTTCATCTGTTTCTAATATTGTTCTAGATTGATAATATACTATCTTATTATTAAGATCATAAAAAGGAATTACTAATCGATTTTTATGAACTTTATCTGTCAAAGATATGTAATATGACGGTGGTCTATTTATGGATATTTTTAATAATCTTTTATCTATAAATGTTAATGCCTTCTGTACTACCTTGTGATTTTTGTAGAAATTTACTTGAGTATCATCCATCAGATTTATACAATCTTTCGGTAAAGTCTCCGATTGTATATTCACTCGACTTTCCTCTTCAAATTTTAATTCAATCGAAGAGTCGTCTAATTCGTGTATAATCTCCGCTATGGAAAATCCAGTTATTTCCATGATCCATGACATAGCAGATTTACTATATCCACAATTATGGCAAAATGTTCTACTTATCTTGGGGATATAGTAGAACCTTCGTTTTTTAAGCCAGCTAGATCCTTCCCTACACATCGGGCATGAACCTTGATATGTGTTGTTATATTTATTTTTTTCCGGTGCTCCTACATATTGGAAAAATTTCAATACTACATAATCTTCGGGTATAACTTTCACCAATCCAGTATACCAATATAACTTCCAAAATACAACACTTATCTACACTGATTTGTGATATCTTCTTTAGTTACTGCATCTAAAACTTTGACCATACCTTTTCTTATGAATGCTCCTGACTTAGAATCTATCCAGTGCGCTTCTACATATATCTTATCTCCATATAGACGTTCTACAATCTTAGGTTGAATTGGTTCTCCGCTTATTGGTGAAGTAATCTGTATCGGTCTTACGATTTCCATATTATTATTTAGTATTTTCTATGTTAAATGTATACTGTTTCTTTAATAGATTGAATACTTTAGATGTTATTTTACTAGCATGTTCTACAATTTTATTATCCATACCGTAATAAAATTTATCTTTTGGTACTTTCCGGTTTATATTTTTAGGTATTGATATGAAACAGAATTCTTCGGTTTCTTCTATAAATACAAACATCTCTCCTACATACATCCCCGTATTAATTGCATACGAATGACCTACTATTGGATGAGTATCATCTTTCATAAGGACGATCCTCCCCCATTCATAGAAAAAAATAATCTAGATAATGATGTATATAGTGCATCAGCATCTAGTTGGGTTTTGGCATTTGTTATTACTAATGGTTCGTTGTTCATATTATATCCTATGACTATAAAAGATCGGAGAAATTCTTCCATAGTAGCTATCAATGCATCCATTTCTAATTCGCTCCTAGAATATTTATCTTCTATATTCTTTTGTAATGCTTCTCTCAACAATTTTCGAATTTGTTCTGTGGATATAGAAGATACTTTAGGTTTTACATCTTTCTTTGAAATAATTTTTTTAGAAATTGCTTTTTTCTTTTTTGGAATTAATGGGGATTCTTCGTTATCTTGCGTCATTTGGTTTATTTTTATAAAAATTATTATTATTTTCTAATGTAGGTATTCCTTTATCTATTAATAATTGAACGATTACCTCTATCGATTCTGTACTTATAGAAAAGTTTTTAGGAAAATAATTACCCCCATCATTAAATTCAAACATTATCTCTCCATTAAAACTTCTATTATTATAACATGTTACAAATATAGAACTACCACCCGGATCTATTAATATAGTCCATCGTCTATGATCATGAATTCCATATTGTTGGAAAACTCTCAAGACACCAAATTTACAATCCCGAAGTCTTTTAATAAAGTATCCGGGGGTTCTAATTTTATTCTGCTGTCTTTTGTTTAAGATCATATTATGATACCATAGCTGTTGCTATATATTTTATTTTATATTTATCTTCAGATAAGTCAAAAGCAACAAACCCTCTTTGAGTATTCAATCTTATGTTAATCTCCTGCATCTTTAATGCTGAAATAATTCTAAAAATATCAAAATTTAATACTACCGGAGTTTCTATGTTAGGACCAACATATATATCCGATAATTTAGTTGTAAAACTATCTATATTATCTTTAGTTTTATCAGATAATTCTCCTACTAATGAGGTTCCATTAGATTTAATATATATTTTATTACTATCTGTAATAAATGTGCTACTTTTAATTAAAGACAATATTACACTAATTGGTATCGTAGATTCTACATCATAAACTAATGCTTCGATTTTATCTAAATTAAAATTTGGTGTCTTAATAATATTATCATTAATAAGGTGAAATTTAAATTTAATATTGGACGATTTATATTCTATATTATTCTCGTTTAATATCAGTTCCACCACATCACCTTCCGTACATTCAAAAGCTTTAATAAATTTTTTAATATCTGCAAAGCTAATACTTCTTTCTGCTGTATAATCGATAATTTCTACATCTTTATATAAAGAATATAATACAAAATTACTATCTGGTGTTCTGCTTAAAGTTGAAATAGAATTGCTATCAATTTTAAGTGTACATAAATCATTAATCCTCGATATGGGAATTAAGAACTTTTGAATAAATTCTGATTTATTGTTTATTTTTAATTTCATAATTTTCTAACAAAGATACCATATTTTGCATGATTGTGTCCATCCTTTTTAGTCTTTTTTCTAGGTCATCTAATTTATTATTTATTGTAATAGCTGTTATACTATTATCAAAGTTAAATTCCATTTGGTCGGAATCTACCCTCGGTGGAAATTGTGTTTGTACACTATTATTTGGTATCGCAAGACTATTTTGTCTTGTGTTTGTCGCTGCTGACTTTATGAAAGATTGTGGATTGGCTTCTTGCAAAACCTTTTCTGCTAATCTATGAAACTCTTGTTTTTTAGGAGCAAGATATTGATTAGACGCAACTAGATTATTATCATATTTTGCAACTTCTCCGTATGTTTGCCCTAAAAAACCTACTAAAATATTTTGCAGTTCATTGGGATCTATCTGACTATTTTCTAAGATAAAGTTTTCTTCTGACATATATTTACTTATAAAAAAACCCTGAGTTTACTAGACTCAGGGTTTTATATATTACTTATTTAATTAATTTATTCTAGCCCTTTCAACAATTCTGCTACCATCTCATCTGAGATTTCGTTTTCATCAACCGAACTGGATTTCTCTGTTACTGCCGCCGGTTTAGCTTCTGCTGATGGTGCTGTATGTTGGGTTTGACTGGTAGGTTCTGCCGTACATAGAAAATGCACATTCCACATTTTCATCAATTCCTCTCCATTTTTGATCTGATTCACCGCAGTCAAATCGTGTACAGATTCATAAATTTCTTTTTGTTTTTCTGTAGATAAATTCAGATCGATTGGTGACGTAAACCTACTACTATCATAGGCAATGAACCCTCCCTGATTCTTTTCTACTTTAAGTTTGAAGTTCACTCCTGATGAAGACAAATCAAAAACCTTCGCTCCAAATTCATCCGAATCATCTCCACTGATTGCAGATGTAATCTTTTGGTCTAGTTTTTTCCCATATCGGAAAATTTTAACTGTCCCATTGTTCTGGGGATTGACTGGATCCTCCACAACATATACATTTACATACCATTGCTCCTGCCATTTCACAGTTTCGACTTTCTTCTTCTCTTCTTCCGAACCAGTCTTAGCAAGACGATACCGTTCCCTACCAATTGGATCTGGCTGGCCGATGGTCTGTAGACTCAGTGTGGATACATACTGTCCAGTAGAAAAACTGTTCCAGCCATGAGTATAAAAGTGATAAAAGGTTTTACTAGGCTCTTTGATATTTGGTAGAAGCCTCAATACATATGTATTGCCTTCTTTGAATTTTAGGATTTCTTTATACAGAGGACTTCCAGCGGAAGTCTCACTTTTTGCTAGCGCATCTTTAATAGATTGGAACATTGATGTAGTGATCATATTTTAGTTTTTGGTTTGTTGGTTTTTGGTTTGTGAGTTAACATATTATCATACAAGAAAAGATAAGTCAAGCTACTTTTTGGCTTCCATATAAATCTTGTATACCGTAATTGCTTTTTGTGTAGTGTAAAATTTCAAATAAAAAGTTTCGGATTCCGAATATATAGCATACGGAGCTTTAAAGAAATCTGAAATTGCAATTTCTTTATGCTTTTCGAATAATACCGCCAATCTTTTTAGAGCTATTCCAACAGTTTCGTCTAATTTTGAAAAATCTTTTCGTAATTTAAACGGTTGGTTTTTTGATTTTCTTGACTCTTTTAGGTACTCGTTGTAGATGGTCTTTTCTAAATCCGTATACATGCTTCTTTACTTTTATTCCTTGTGATGAATTTAAATATTTGGATATATATTTACTTTTTGATATAGTAGGATCGTATTCTATAAAAAATTTAAACAAATCGTAATCGTTGTCTATAGACAATAAACATTTTAACAAATTTTTATAGGTCTCGTTTTTCAAAACTAATAAAAATATATTAGGTAAATTTAATTTTTTACCATTTATTATACATACTAAACTACAGAAACATAAAAAATTATGAGTATTTTCGTCTTTATCTATATCAGATTCCATCTTTATACATTTATCGTAAATGAATAAAAAATCTACTGTTGATATTCGTTTAAGAATTTTTCATTACTATCACTCCACATTTTATCATGTATGGACAACAATCCCGGAGAACTGTGTATAACATGTATAGGATAAACTCCAATTTTCAGCTTTTCTCTATTAGCATCTATACAACTAGCTATATCATAATGATGGAATGTATAATTTTCATTAAACTTCCAATTAGTTTTTGTTACCGTTGGGATATGTATTGATATAAACAATCCATCAGCTATTGCAACTCTTGATGGTGTTGGACCAAATGGAGTTACCATATTTTGATTTACGTTTCCTGCTGGATGCGCTACCTGTCCCCTTTGCTGGTTTCTTTCTGTCATTATATGCCACAAGGCTGGATTTGTCAATCTGGGATTCAGACCTCCTGCCAATCCTATAATATTATACCCTAATTTATAGCCTTGATTTAACTTTTCATAAAGTTTTAAATCATCTATATATACATCATCATGTACAAACACTATAAATTCTGCACCAGAGTTTTTATATTCCTCAATTTTTCTATTATATGCAACTGGTAAACCTTCTGTATTTTCCCATATAATATCTAATTTATATGCCGGGGTATTCAATCCATCTTTCCAAGATCGATATAACGGCAATAGATTCGCTTCTATTTCTAATTTTCTGGTGCAAGATATAATTATTACTTTCGGTATCATTTAATTAAAATTTATATCAAATTCTCAAAAAATCAATAAATAATAATTATGAGCATCTTAAACCGTCCGGGTTGGGCAAATCGCACCATTGTGAATGAAGGTAGATTACATTCTGATGAATTGAAACATAGAATTACCAATTTATTCCGTAGAACTTCTCTGGGGAATTCTCCTACTTATGCTGTTGGCAAAATTGCTGATATTCTAAGAAGAGAAAAGGGCGATGATATAGACATTAATGATATTGCCGATGAAGATATTATCCGTATCGCAAACGACGAAGAAGTAACTAATGGAAAATTTCAACCAGAACTAAAAGGCGGAATTGCCGATGCTCGCCAAGAATCCGAAGATCAGATGTCAGGATTAGACTCTGGACTGCCATCAGATCAAGATGTAGATGATCAGAATGAGGTAGATGATACTAACCCGAATAATGATGATGATCAATTATCATCTGATGATATGGGTGATATCGGCATTAATATTAAAGACGAAGAAGCGGAAGAACCTAATAACCACCAAGAAGAACAAGAGGAAGAACAAGACGAAGAACAAGAGGAACATGAATACCATTCACATAATTGTAGTAGATGTGAATCTCAGAGACCTCGAAATGAAATTCCAGTTAATAAAGTAATCAGAAAAGAAAATACAAAACTTTCCTCCAAAGCTGTAAATGAATTGTTGAAGGAAAATTATATTAAATCTCGACAACATCGATTTATAGTAGAAGAACGATACGGAAAGTTCTAATAAAAAAGCCCCCGGGGGCTTTTTTATTAACCATGAAGTACAATACTTCGTTTATAATTTTCTTTCAATACTAATCCTTTTGCGATACTTAAAATTTCAGAAGGATTCATTGTTTCCCAATTCATTATTCGAGTATCAGCATCTCCGACTTTTACTAAAAGTACATTACCATCAGCATGAACTGCAACATACTTTCCTTGCATTGCAAATTCAGTAAATAATAATTTAGTTACACTGTTTATATCATTCATATCTTTTATTTACTATTCTATATCTTCTTTTTCTATTTCCTTTTCTAAATTAGCGATTTCTTTAGCTTGTTCATTAGAATATGCCCATTCAATTTTGATTTTATCTTCTAATAAAGGAATTATACCTTCCCATAATTTGGTATTACTTATAAATGACTTAGCATATCCTAGTTTTTCTCCATTAAATGAATACGTAGATCCAGTCTGTTCTATAATACCCAGTCCAACCGACAATTCTAGTAATCCGTGATATTTATCAGCTCCGCCTGCAAACGAAACGTATATCTCCCCTTCTAGATATTGTTTAATAAACCTATTTTTTGCTGTCAATGCACGAATTATAATCCCCACATAATTTCTCTGGGAGACCGCAAGACCCCCCGTTTCGGATTTTACGACATCTTCCTTTACTGGCTTACGCATCAACTGTACTGAAACTGATGGCAAATATACGCAAGCTTTACCACCGGGCATATTCTTAACCAAGGTAGGATGAAGATCTCCCGGATTATCATATAAATGATTTGTTATAATAATTGCAGTTTTAGTTTGTGCTGATAATTGAGTGCAAGTTCTCAGTAATGATTTAATTGCTCTAGCTCTAGTGCCCATATCTATACTAGATGAATCTTTTTCTATTCTAGCAGTTTCCAATGCGCTCTCCAAATTTCCTATGGAATCAATAGCTATAATAAATCTCCCTTCTAATCCCTTCTCTTTTACATTTGTAAGAAACTTATGAAGACTGTTTCTGCATTGTTCTATACTAAATATAGGAACATGCATAATTTTGGCAGTATCTAATCCTAGACGTTCTGCTCCTTCCGGATCTATAGCATTTTCAGAATCGAATATTACTGGTATTACTCCATTATTTTGAGCATTCGCCAGAATCTTTTGTACTATAGACGATTTATATGTCATACTCTCTCCGTAAAACATCGTAAGGCGACCACTCGGTACTCCGCCATTTCTCATCTTTCCACTGATTATAGCATCCAATACATAACTACCAGTACTAAACCATTTATCCACTCTACTCAATGTTGAATTTTTAAGAAATGCTGCGTATGGGTTACCTTCTTCTAAAATCTCTAGTGCTTTGACAATATCTTTATCCATAATTAATTATATCACATTCTTTATAAGAATCAACAAAAAAACCCCTGCATAACAGGGGTTTTTTTACTTCTAATTATACCAAAATCTATTCATCAAATAGTTTTACCACATTTTCACTATCTGGCTGTGTAGTTTCCGTAACAGGTTGATTAGAAGCTACTCTAACATACTGTTCCAGTAATCGACCATCAATATTCACAGTACCAATGGTGATTTGATTTAAATTAAAATTCCAAGTACTTCCTTCGGTTCGAGTGGATGAATCTATAAATTCTGCAAAGAATAAAGGAATCAACTGTACTTGAAGTTGACCGTTTTGTGCCTGTGCGACATTAATCATTGCAGGATTTTTAACAGAAATTGTGGAATCTGTTCTTGCCAGTTCTTCTCCCATAATATTCCGTCCGATAGAATCAATAAATGTGATAGTATTCATATTGAGATAATATTTTAACACATATTTATAAAATATCAACTAAAAAGATCCTCTAAAGTACATCTTAATTGTTCGGTTGGCTTTCTGGGCACCCATTTCATTATATTATAGAATCGTTCTACACACAAATACATATCCTTCTCAAACATTTTATACATATCAGGTTTTAATATAGAATTAAATTCACTAGGATATCTATTTTTAAATCCTATAGCTTCTATTCCGTATTTATTTGGAGTCTCTACGTAGAAATATTTTAATTTATCCCCACTGACAATCTTTTCGTATTTTTTATTTAATTGTAATTTATCTAATAACAAATTATAATAGTATGCACATTTTACATGTCCGGGCATTCCTTTGCATGTATGAAATTCGTCTGATAGTGCTTCATATTTTTCTAAATTTCTAATACCTTTTACTACCGATATTTCGGTTACATCCATATTTAAAAACTTATTATAAGATTCTTTAAATATCTGATTAGTACTTTCTTCTGATTTTGTTAATATAATGTTTTGAATTATTTTTTTTACATAAGGTTTAACCGCTTTTGGCATTGTAGTGCTTACTACTTCGACCCCAGTATATTTCCAAGTATCACATTGCTTTCCTTCTTTGTCTAATACATGCAAGACATATCTTTTCTTTTCGAGGAAGATTCCCGCATCACAAATGTTTTCTCTTTTGAATTCAAATCTACAATCATTAGTATTTAAAGTTCTAGCAGCCCATTTTTGGATATGTTCGTTTATATATTTTTGTAGTTTTTCTACAACTATATAAACTTCATTAGATAGTTTGCCATTTTCGTAAAAATTACTAATCAATTGATCTATTGATACATACATACTATCTGTATCTCCTGCGATCAAACCCTTTTCTAGCTGTATAGGATCAGTTATTCCAGTTTCTTGTTTAACAAATCTTTTAAATATTTCTCTAGATTCTTTAATTACTGCCTGTCCGGTTAAAGTTATAGACTCTGCAATATCCGTATCTGCAATCGAACAATATTCATTCGCACATGCTCCATATACACTATTAATAAAAATTTTTATGGATTGTTGTTTAGTATCTAGCTGTGTTATTTTTATTTCAGCTTGTTCTTTTTCCTTTTCATTTAATTTTGATATATTAGATTCTATCTTTTTAATTTCTGATCTAATATTAACTCTCTTTTTATAATATTGATCTACCAAATCTGCTAGAATTCCTCTCTTCTTCTGGGAAAATAATACTTTAGATCTTGATATTGCTATCTTTTCTTTTTTAATGTACTTATTAAAGTCCGAAATATTAAAATCGACTATTACTCCATCTACATTTCTAATTGAAACCTTACCATTATTAATTTCTATAATTTTTCCTACTTTAGTTTCAGGAGATGCATTTAACGTAATCATCGTATTAGGATACAACGAATTCGCATCAAAACTAACTATTGATGTATGATGCCCCGGAACTGGATGGAATACAAACCCACCTTCAAATTCTCTTTGTTCTCCATCTTCTACTACAAATGTACAAAGTCTTTGATTACGTTTCCTAGCTTCTATTCCTGCTGCCCCTGTTACAACGCCCACAGTGCCCAATGCTGACTCAAATGTAGTACAACCGGTATATGACAGCATTCTTAATAACTGAATGTACTGTAGACGTTTTTCTAGATTTACTAACAGTCTAACATCTTGTATGTTATAATCTACAAATGTCTTCCAATCGCTAGACATTAATTCAAACAAGCTTTGGTCTCCGAAATCTACTTTAGTCTCATCTAATTCTACCTGTCCTATATAATCAAGTTTATAACTTTCTCTGTTTACTGGACAAAATTTCTTGTAAATGTCCATATAATCTACACATGATATACCATCTATTCTATGTACGATCTCCTTTTTCCCAAATTTTCCATTAAATAATTTGGTATATCTTCTTCCGTGTGGTGATATTGTATCAGTTTCGTCTTTGCCTAAAATTCTTTCTAGTCTATTTATGATATATGGTACATCGTATCTATCACTAGCCCATCCAGATAGAATATCAGGAGGATCAATCTTCATAAAATCTAAAAATTTCTGTAATAAAATATATTCGGATTTACAATAATAATATATTACATCATCACTATCAGGATTATATGGATGAGTTCCCCATACATGATAAATTTTTGTGAGAGAATCGAATACTGTAATTACATTAATTTCGTCTGCTGGGTCATGCGGTGAAGAAAATCCATTTTCTCCAACAGCTTCGATATCCACGAAATATATTTTTAACGGAAATTGCGTAAATTCTTCGCTATCATTATAATTCCAGTACATATCAATTAATGATTGCTGTATTGGATTATAATTATCAAATACTCTTTTGAGTCCTCGTTCTTTTAAGAATTTAGTTCTATCAAAAACATTCCCAAAATGCTTTTTTCTTAAATTTGTATTGAATATACTAACATCTAGACCACCATTATCTTCATAATAAAAATATGGAAGACATTCAACGGAAGTTACCATCCGTTTTCCGTCATTATCCCAAGTGTATATATCTACAACTCGTTCTTTATAATTGTAAATTGCATTACGATATCCTACCATAAGGATATCATAACACAGATTTATCTACAAATCAAGGATTGTATCGTTTCAGATTGACTCTTTCCTTGGCTCCATAAGGAGTTAAAAATAATTCTTGATAACAACCCAAGTTTCTATCCAATTCTAAAAATCTATCTTCTGCAACTCTTCTACGTTTATATGAACTATTCTTATAGTGTCCTGCTCTACTAAGTTCATATTCCATCTTATAAAGCATTTCTTCGCCAGATTTGAATTTAATGTCAGCATCTTTATATGTACACATATCCTGACATGCTACTGGTAATCCATAGGAACATGCTTCGATATATTTCAAATCACTCTTTGCTCTATTGAAAGAATTATCTTGCAATGGTGCCACCATCATCTGTACCCCCAAATCATATATTTTTTGTGGATAGTCATACAATCTTTGCCATTGATGAAATTCTATCTCTCCTCTTTCAATATATGGTCTAATAGGCGGTGGGAATGCACCCAAAAATACCCATTGATATTTATGTCTACTATCAATTATCGCTTTGATGACATGTTCAAAATCATCCTTCTGACCCACTCGATTTTCGACATCAAAATGAGCACCACTACCAGCATAAAGGACACGAGGCTTCTTTTTATTCTTATCATATAGATCATTTATTCTATTTGGATTAAAATGGTTTCCTATCCAAAATTTAGCAGGAAAATTTGGGATTACCGTGATTTCTTGTTTTCCTGTGCGTAATCTATATAAATCCTTCATATAATCACATGTTACACTAACTTCGTCACATAGATTTATAATATCTGTTACATTATTTCGGATTTCATCTGACGTAAATGCAGTTTTAAATTTGTTATAATCTGGGATATCTTCTCTGAAGACCACATCATCCACTTCATAAATAATTTTAAAACCAATTTGCTTTTGAACGTCTTTCAAAAATTTTACAAATTCTAATTGAGCAGAAGTTGCTTGACGTTGCAGACGGATAGCCTTTACATTTACATACCAACGAGGATCTAATACCATTACCGTGGTATCAGTTACCATCATATGTCCTTGATAATTCAATAAATGACTTGCCCATCCTAGACGGTATAGCCCACATCCACTAAGATCTGCCCCGAATTGTATAACCCTTGGGAGGTGTGTTTCTGATGGTGATTCTATCTTTGGTGCTTCTTCTTGCTTTTTTGCCGTAGGCGGTAACAGCGGAGAAAATTGCTGAAATGGTCTAGTTGGAGTAAATGGTGTTATCATTTACTATCATTTATTTTATTTCTATAAAATGTCAAGCAAATGGATTGTAGTCTATTTTAGTAGTAATTCCATCCTTTTTTTCTAGAAAAATCACATCTCCAGATGCTGCATTTATACTATCTTTTCTGTGTGAAATTACTAATACACATTCATCGTATTTATCGACTCTTTCTTTTATAACTTTCGTAACCAATTCCACACCCTTTTGATCCAAACAACTATCAAATAGTTCATCGTAAATACTAATATTGTATGTTACATTCCCTTGTATTCTCCTCATATCCATGAATGTGAATAAACAGGAAAAATCAATACTTTTTCGTTCTGCTCCGGAAAAGTTGAAATATGAACATAACTTATTCTTTTCGTTGATAATTTCTTCTTCAAAATATTCATTGAAATTACACACGCAATTAGCATCTAACAAAGAAAGATAATAACGAATCCTTTCGTTAAACATTAATAATATCTTTTTTACAATATATGATTTAACCCCTTCTTCGGATACTATGAATTTAATAGTATCCATTAAATTAAGATTAAATCTACATTTATTAACATTCGTCCTCAATTCTTCTAAAATAATAATCTGTTTTTCTATATAAGGATCAGATTCTGTAGTGTTAGAACGCAATTCTTGTATATCCTCCTCCAATTGTTTAAGCCAACTCTCTAGTTGAGTTATTCTATCCTTAATATTTTTTCGATTCTGCTCGTCCAAAGCCAAATCATTAACTTTTTTAGAAAATTTTTCTATAGCCAAATCTAAATTTTTTTTATTTTTTCTTCCATCCTCTATTTTAGTTACAATTTCTTTTAGGTTAATTTTTTCGTTATTAATATTAGTTTTTAATGTATCTATTTCATTTTTAATCGTAGTTTTATCATGCTCTAAAATAGAACGCAAACATACTGGACATGTATCTTCTGGGGTTCCAATTTTACTTAACCTATTCTCTTGGTGAGTTATTTCAGATGCTAATTTGAACTTGTCTTCGTTTAATTTGAGTATATATTTTTCTTTATTGTCTCGTTCTCTTTTTAAACTTTTAATATTATTTTTTAATTCTTCGATATTCAGGATAATAACATCACCCAGTTCTTTCAGAAGAATATTCTTCTCTTTTATATTATTGTCTTTTCTCTGTTCGTATGTCGAAATTTTGTTCTTTTTATTGGATATAATAGTTTCTCTTTGTAGATTTAAATTTCTTAGAGTTTTATCTCCATCTTCCATCTTAGTAAGTTCGATTTCGTATTCTCTCTTATATTCTGTAGTATCTTCTTTTAGTTTATAAACCATCTTACTGAATACATCTAAATCGAAAATGTTTTCTATAAATTTTTTCTTATCAGCATTAGATTTAGCCATAAACGGAATTGTGTTATTAAGAGTCATAATAACACAATTCTCAAATATACTTGGAGTGGCATGCAGAATCTCATGTATCTGAGATTCAGTATTTTTGATGGAATCTCTGGTTATGTCATTCCCATTCTGATAAAAATGTAATTTAGAAGGATTTAATGTTCTATGAATTTTATATGTATCCGTAATATTATTAGAAGATACTTCGAAGTCCAGTATTACTTCACATACTCCATTTGTAAATGTATTTGGTATCAAATCCTTTTTAAGATCTCTAATCGTTGTTCCAAATATTGAAAAATACAAAGATTCCATCATTGCCGATTTTCCTAACCCATTTTGTCTATCTGACTTATCTCTATTGATCCCTGTTATAATATGTAATCCCGGTTTGAATTCTAAAACAACTGGAATTTCCCCAAATGATAGGAAATTTTTTATGCTTATTTTTTTAAAATTTATTTTTTTCATTTTGAACTCCTTTGATATAATTCTATTGTATAATCGATCAAATCCTTTTTATTATTCGCATCCATCAACTCTATAAACTCTATGATTGCTTGTTGAATATTGATACCCGAAAAATCCTTACGTTGTTCCTCTAAATCATACTCCGAAAAATTAGATTGGTATTCAATATTGAATACCGAAGGATTCAAACTTTTATATATATCCAATATGAATTCTATATCTTCGTGTGTAGTTCTTCGATCTACTTTAAGTTTTATCAAATTATTTAAAAATATATCTTTGATATTTTTTGTTATCGTTTTTTCCGCCATTAAATCTGATAACAATAAATTGTAATGCTTTGGTGACGTTACGTTTTCCGTAAAAACCATTTCCCCGGTTATTACATTTAATATATAATAGCCTTTAGAGGTTCCTGCATCATTAAAATCCATCTGGAATGGATTCCCTACATAAATGATTTTGCCACCATTGGTATAATTTCTCTCATCTCTTAAATGAAAATGTCCTGAAATAATAAGAGGTGATTTTTCTACAAAGCATTCATCTTCTATGCCATCATGGCATATGGCAAAAGTATTCATTTTGTAATAATTAATTTCAAAATGACCAAAAGTTATATCTGATTTTGGAATTTCTTGGTATTTTATTCCCCACGGAACAAAATTAATTTTTTTGTCAAAAGATTCTGTCGTTAGTAGCTTGTCTACTATCTTAATATTGGGCCAATTTGTATACGGAGATATAGAATTGACTTCTGAACTATCCTTCAGGAAACAATCATGGTTTCCTACTAACATAGTAACATTAAATTCCTTGAATAGTTCTAATACTTTAGTTCCAAAATGTAGTGTATCTACGGACACTTCATCTCTAGTATGAAAGTAATCACCACAAAACACTACATCTTTAATACCTTTAGATTTTATATCTTTTACGAACCATTTTGCCCATTCCCATGTAACATCATGCCAAAACTTAGAGTTTTTCTGTAGACCTATATGTATATCCGAAAATATAGCTACTTTGGGATTTTTAAAATACGACATCTCTGTATCATACACTAATTTTCAAAAAGATCAATCACTAAATGAGTCATCTTCAGTAGAATCTAAAATAGGTTTCACATAAATATGTCCTTCCGATTGTGACATTTCTTCTTCATATTTTCTCTGGCGATATTCAGTAAGAGTATCGTGATGCTTTTTTTCTTTCTTTATTCTATTAATAAATGCATGAAATGCTATAGTAGTAAAATAACCGAAAGGTGATGTATTATTAGAAACATCAAACTTTTTTCTTTTTAATGCGCTGAACATTTTTATTAACGCATCTCCTATCATATCTTCTTTGTATGAATAGTTTATAAATTTTCCATTATAGCCTAATCCTTCTGCTATTTTATTTAAACAATCCCCTAAAAAATCCGTACAAAAACCGGTTTGGTAATATGTCGTTATTTCTTCTTTGAATAATATAGGATCTACATAATATGCATCTTTTTTCTTTTTGGGCTTCTCTGTTATTTCATTTATCATTTCATGTATTATACATTAATAATAATGATAATCAACTACTTTTCCTCTATTAAATGCTGACTATATGCAATATGTTCTTTATTGTATATTTCTTTACGTTTTTGCGCATGTTCTTTACCATAATTTAACATATCACAAATATCAATAATGGTAAGAGTTTCTTTATTATCGTTTAATCTTAGACCTCTTCCGATACTCTGTACAGTTCTTATAAAGCTTTTCCCTCCAGCGGCAAATATTATCATATGAATATTTTTAATATTAACTCCTGTAGAAAATATAGCACTGACTGCTATACAGATTACATTATTAAAACTTTCCATTATACCTTTTACTCGATCTCGTTCTTCTACCTCTACCTCTCCTCTAATGAAAAAAATTTGTTTCCCTGTCAAATTATTAACAAGTAGATCATATAAATGCTGTCCATGATTAATATTATTGATCAATATTAATATATTATTTTTAAAATTGTTACATGTTGTCTGTATGATCTTGTTTCGAAATATATTGTTTGATATAAATACCAATTCGTTGTGGTAATCATCCGTAGTGTTCCCGGTATTTATTATAGGTTTAGGAACATCTTTATATAATAAATTAAACATTCTGACATGAACCGTAGATAAAAACTTCTCTTCTCTTAATTCATACGAGCTTTTTATTATTAATACTTCCCCTAGTTTTCCTATAACATTCCATTTGTCTATATTATCTTCTGGAAGAGTACCAGTAAACCCGAATTTATTTGGGGTTTTAATTTTATCTAATAGTTTTGAGGATTTATTACTCTTACCCATTTTATGGGCTTCATCTACTATTAATATATCTATATCTTGGATCCATTTATTTTGGTCTAATTTACTTCTTAATATATCTATATTTGCTATAATAACATTACATGCTAAATTCGGTTTTATACTACCTGTCCATCTAGTATGTGTAAAACTTACATTATACGACTCGAAATCCGTATTAGTTTGATTTACCAAGCTTAAATCTGGTACTATAATAAGACATTTGAAATTTTTAATATCTTTAGCATGCAAATAAAAATTCTCTATTAAAGTTGCTATGATCAAAGTTTTTCCCGCTCCAGTACCCAATAATGCAACACCCCTTCCTTGTATCATGCATTTTTTAACTGTTTCTTCTTGATAATCTCTTAAATCTAATGATAGTCTTTTTATTAAAGGTTTATCTAAAGATGGATTACTTACTTTTACAAAAGTTTCAGAATATTCAAAATTTATATTATATTTTTTAGTTTCTATGAAATTTTTAATTTCTCCAAATAGACCTATATCAAATATTCCGTTCGGTGCTATAGCATAAAGTCTTTTTGGAATATAAAATGAACGATTAAATTTAGCTGCTGGATTTTCGATAGAAAAATGTTCTCGAATTTCTGAAAATCTATCTCCAGAAATTATAGCCTTACCTCGTTTTTCATCATAATCCAAATTTATCATTATAATTGCTCTAACTTAGTGGTTTCTATCGCATTCTTTACATCTTCTGTAAAGGAAGCAAAAACCCACTTAGAATCTTCTAAATATTTAACTAAATGTTCGTGTTCTGTTATTTTTTTATCCAAATCTACCATTTCTGGCATTTCCTCTAACATTTTTTCCAAATTAACTTTTGATAACTTTACCGGAGAAGCTGCCTCGGCCTTTTCTAATAAAGCTTTTATTATTTTGACTTTTTTATTCTTTAATTCTGATATTTCTATGCGATGATCGTTTAATCTTGCTATCCAGAAATGTTTTTTGGATGGCACTAACATAGCAGTTTCTTTTAAATTAAAAGAATCAAATTTTAAATCATCTGAAATTTCCTTTTTATATCTATTATAAAGATCCATAATACTGTATATTATATCACATTTAATTAAATAATTCAATGAGCAAATTTGATATTTTATATACCCAAATAATGGAACAAATGGTTGCTGGAGGTTCCGGTAGTGCATTAGGAAACCCAGCTTCCGGTCAAATTGGTAGTCATGGTAACCAAATAGGAAATACGGATTTTTGGAACCCCGGTTCTAACGTAATTGCTCATCCGGTTTTTGGTAAAATTCAAAAAAGAAATTTAAATAGTAATAAATCTTCTGGTAAAAACAAAAAGAAGTAATAATTAGTATAATGGATTTAGGACATTGGGTTACTTCGTTATCAACAATACCAGAAAATCCTTATGGATTTATATATATTATAACTAATACTATTACAGATAGAAAATATATAGGCAAAAAACAAATGATATCTAATATCAGACGGAAACCCTTAAAGGGGAAAACAAGAGTTAGACGTTGCACCAAAGAATCCAAGTGGAAGACTTACACAAGTAGTTCTAAAGAATTAAATGAAGATATTATAAAATATGGAATAAATCAATTTAATTTTGAAATATTAAGATTTTGTCATAATAAAAGTCAAATGGCTTATTTTGAAGCAAAAGAACAATTTGACAGAGAAGTTCTTCTGAAAAACGATTTTTATAATGGAATAATTAATCTTCGTCTAGGAAAAGTTAAATTTTAGTTGACTTTAAAATAACTCATGGTATAATAAACCATGATCCTAAACAAGGAATTCAAAGAATATAATATAAATCTTATATTTTTAAATTCTGTATTATCTGAAAATATAGAATTAGATATTTCAAATTTTCTATATGAAAATAATTTAAATCTAACACTAAAATCCAGAGATTTGAATAATTTATTCAAGCATTTTATTATTGATAATATAATAAAACAAATAAAACCCGAATTAGACAATATATTTATTATAAACTTTAATTATAATTTAAAATATTTGCAACTTTCCTTCGACGAAGAAGATTGTAAAACAATTATAAACAAAATTTTAAAAAAGTCAATAAAAATATTTAGTTTTAATATTTTCGAGTCTGAAAATACAGAAACTTCTGACTTACATTTTATTTTAAAACTTAAAAAATGTATACAAAACAAGAGTATAACCAATTTTAAAAAGATTAGACAGTATACGGAGGATAATAAATTAACGCAATTATCTTCAAAACTTAAATTTAATATAAAAACTAAATTATTATTAAATAAATAAATATATGAAATTTTCTAATTTAGTTAAAAACTCTTATAAATTATTAGAACAAAGTCCTCAGGAAATGGGAGCAGACGCCGCAATGCCACCTCAAGCACCGGGAGGAGGTATACCCGGTCCAACTCCTCAACAACAACAAGCAGGAGAAGATATAGATAAAGCTGGTAAAAAAATGTCTGATCAAGTAGAAACTGCAATGGATGAGATGGTATCCCTAATTGGTAAGATTGTAGACTTTTTAAGAAATGAACAACGGATAGGACATACTAAGTATACTCCAAAGATACAAACACTTTTAAATAAGATAAAAATTGCCACTACCTCACCCACATCAGTCCAAGGATTGGGGGATATTGAGGATGCAGTATCCGAAGTTGATGAATATTATAATAAAAAATCGGAAGAACCTGTAATCGAAGGTTTTTTCTATAAAAAATATATAAAGAAAGGTAAATAGTTTCATGCCTTTAAAATCTGGATCTTCTCAAGAAACTATTAGTAAAAATATTTCAGAATTAGAACATTCAGGACGAAAGCATAAACAAGCGGTCGCAATATCATTAGATAATGCAAAAAAAAGTAAAAATCAATCATCAGAAGATATGAAAAAAGAATCATACGACGATAAAATTAATAAGTATCTTTCAAAATATATATTTGAAGGTAAAATTAAAGACGAAGATTCTGAGGGTATTTCTCCCGAAGAAGAGAGTTTAGCAATTAAACAAAAACAGGAAGAAATTAATTCCTTAAAGAAAGCTGCCAATCCAAATTCACCGGAAGCTAAAGCTATAGCGGCAGTTGGTGGTCTTAAAAATGATAAGACCAAAAAACCAGCACTTACTTCTACTCTATAATGACTAAATAATTGAATGATCCTATTCAAGGAATTTTATTCAAATTTAGAACCCAAAGTTACGTTTTTACCTAAAGAAAACATAACTATACGAGATGTTGGTACTTATACTGCAAAAGTAGATACAGGAAATGATGCATATAATGCTTTACATGGAGAAGATATAAAGATTGATGGTAATGTCGTAACCTTCAAAACCGATAACGGAAAAGAAATACAAAAACCTTTAATAGATACTATCAAGATTAATGTAGGAGCTTCTACTGTAGAAAATCGACCTATTGTAAAGTTCGATTTTAAACTTAAAGGAAAAATATATAAGGATATAAAATTTAGTATCTGTGATCGAAAAGATAATGACGAAAAAGTTTTATTAGGATTAGATTTTCTAAAACCTATAAATGCTGTAATAGAAGTTAAATAATCGTTATGAATAGTAGATTTGCAGAATTTTTAGGAAATGCGTTTAGAACCGCAAATCTTCGAAAAGTTAGATTAAAAGTTGATCCAGCCTTTTGTGAAAAGGGTGAAATATCTAAGTATCAAGGATACGAAGGTTATATTTTAGCAGAAGATGGTATTACTGCTAAGATGTATTTTGAAGAAATTGACGGTGGTGTGATTGCATCAATACCCTGTGACATGATTGATGTGGAAAGTGGATTATCAAAATTTGAAAAGTTTAAATTAAATGTTTTAGTATTTTTAAAAGAGGAAAAGGGTATGTGTTTTAACAGCCCTTTGGTTCAAATGGTAATGAATTCTTCTGATATACGGATGTTGGAAACTTTTTTGAAAGATAATGGATGTAATGACGAAGATCTTTTAAACATATATAGAACGGAATATTTATAATGAAATTTAATAAGCTTTATAAGCAATATATGGAATCGTTTGTATCAGAAGGATTGTTGGGTTCTATAGCATCTGCAATTCCACGAACTATAGCATCTACAGTAGGAAATGTAGTCAAACAAGCTTATGCTGATAATCCATATGTTCAAGCATATGGTCAAGTACGACAAGCACAAAAAGGAGAAAGGGAGGCTCAAAGAACTAAAGAAGATGCCGTACTTGAAAAAGTTAAAAAAGAATTAATGGATGATCCTTCGTTTATTAATAAAAAAATTTCATTTCAAGATCCATCTAAAAGTTTAAATGTAACAGCTTCTTACAACGAATTAACTAATTATAGGTTAACTGTAATAAACAGAGCAAGTCAAGAGGAAATTAAAGAACTTATCCAAGAAAAAGATTTAAATAATCCAAATATCTACGATGATACTGCTAAAAAACTTATAATTGACAAAATACAAAAAGTAGTTGATCAAATGAACAAGGAAAGCAAACAAGATAAAGGAGAAGATTATAACAAAGTCAAGACCGATGTTAAACAAGTTTTACTTAAATTGGATAGAATGCTCAAAGATTTATTTAAACCAATATCAAATGAAAATATCGGAAAAAAGATTATATGGATGTATATCATAACGGCAATTACCGGAGAAAATCTTACTATTAATCGATAATGGATGCCGATCTTTCTGCGCTATATACTAATAGAGTTCAGCCCAGAGGAAAAATAACTATGTCTAGTGGAGCATCGTTCGGAGGAACTTCTTTTGAAAGAGACCCACATTTTATAAATTTAGAACAATCCGTATTTTCTAAAATATCGGAACTTACCAAAGAAAAAGAAACAACCCATAGACCAGAAAATAAATCCAATAGTCTAAGGGTTGTTTCTGTAGAAGATGCAATTAAAGAATTACAAATACTTAATGTTAATGTATCTGAACCGTTTCTAGCTTCTTAACAATAAATTTTAATATTTGAGACCTAACAACTTCGTTTTCAGTAAAAATAAAGTTGTGTATTCCCTTTTCTTCGCTTTCTTCGTTGTCGAAAACGTGACGTATTTTAGAAAATCCATTTTTCGATGCTCCAATATCAGATTGGAAACTATCTCCAATTACTATATATTTGGTATTTTCTCCAAATCGCGTTAATATAGTTGTTAATTCTGCTGTAGTCATATTTTGGGATTCATCTACGATGACTACACTATCTCTGAAAGTAAGACCTCTTACGAAATTTACGGGCATACATTTGATGTAATTATTTCTTATAAGTTCTCCTCCAATTTTAGGCCCAACCAATTCGTCCAATTTTTCAATTAAAGGCAACGACCAAGGTTGGAATTTATCCTGCAATTCTCCGGGAAGACTCCCCATACTTTTAGATGCACTTTCTACTATAGATCTTATATAGACTATTTGACTGATTTGTTTCTTTAGCAACATTTGTAATGCTCCATAAACTGCAAGATAAGACTTCCCTGAGCCTGCTGGGCCGTCTACAAAGACCATTTTAGTATCTTTGTATAGCATCATTTCCATGAAGGAATTATGAATATCATTTAATTTAAACTGGTTGTGTATTTTATAATTTAAAAACCATTCCTTTTTTGTGCTAGTTTCAATGTTATTGAGTAGTATATATTCCTCGACATTGTTGTCAAGGACTTCCTTTTTCCTAGTTTTTTTAGCCATCCCTGTTATTTATACTATAAAAATTGAAAGTCATTGTGTTTTATTATTTCTTCTGATATACTAACTAGTATCATGGACGAAAAAGATACTAACAAAGTTTCTAAAATAATGATACTTCGAGCTGGAAGAGTTTTACTATTAAGATCAAAACATCTGAATAAATTTCATTTTCCGGGGGGTCATATTAAAACTAATGAAACTTTCACTACCGGATTAATGAGAGAAGTTAAAGAAGAAACCGATTTAAATATTTCTTCTTGTAAAATTATTTATAAAAAACATAATTTTTGTCTATTTAAAGGATGGGTATATGCTGGGAATGTTAAATTAAGTGACGAACATAACGGTTTCGTATGGGTAAAAATCGAAGATGCACATATTAAATATCCGGTTTGTAAGTTTACTATGGATGGATTAAGAATTCTTCAATACGAATGGGATAAAATAAAAAAACAGAAGAAAAGACTTGAAAACCCAGAAAACGTAGACTAATATATAAATATGAGAATTTGTATTTCTGGCACAGCCAATATAGGAAAATCTACTTTAATAAAAGACTTTATTAATAAATGGGAGATCTATAAAACACCGAAGACCTCCTATAGAGATGTAATAAAAGATAAAAATTATCCACATAATAAAAATTGTAATAAAGAGGGGCAATGGGCAATAATGAATCATATGATCGATGATTTACAAAAATATAATAAAACTGATAATATATTGTTCGATAGAGGCCCGCTAGATTGTTTAGTATATTCTATATGGGCTTATGAAAAGGGATCATCAGATATTGATAAGATTTTTATAGATAAACTTATTCCTTTGGTAAAGGAATCTATGAAACATATAGATTTGATATTTTTTCTTCCTGTTACTAAATTATCTCCCGTACAGATAGTGGATAATGGATCTAGAGATACGGATCCGGTCTTCATAGAAGAGATTGATAATATTTTCAAAGCTTTGTTTTTTCAATATCAGCATAATCTGGGAAAAACCCCATTCTTCGATTCCGAAGATTGTCCAGCAATGGTAGAAATATTCGGGAATCCCGAAGAACGCATAGCATTAATCCAACAATATTTAAAAGATGATGGAGAAGTATATGGGGAAGAAGAAGATACAATTCTAAATCCTAAATCGTTGATAGAAATCGAAAAGTTATTGAAAGAACAGGAAGATACACATTCCAAAGAACAATCCTACAAAGAACAAGAAAAATTAATAAAAGAATATATTAAAAAATCTAAGATAAAAATTTAATTGCGTATATATTATATATAGCATCTTCTGCTGCTGCAATATCTTCTTCAATTACTCCAAGATTATTAATCAAAGAAAGCACATCAGAAGCACTTACCAATAATGAAGTAGTATTAATTCTTAATGGAGTTTCAGATCCCGCTAAAACTATCTTTGGACGAGTGAACTTACCCCTAATATTAATTACTGGTATGGTGCTATCTTCCATAGTGTCTATGCTTGTAGCATATGCAGGAAATTTCGCCGCATATGCATTTGCTGGAGATATGAAAATATCTGAAGTTGTCCATAAAATTCCCGAAGGGAGTAATCCGGTGGCTTCTCTATTACCAGTTGTAATTGTGATTTGAGTTTTGGCAGCGGTTTGCTTATATGGAGATCCTGCCACGATATTAGAGACTGTAGTAGATAAATTCGTGAAGCTAGTGTCCAAGATGGATATTGCAGCCGACAATTTATTGTCCGAAATGGAAACATATGAAGATAGATTTATCAACGAATCTGTATTTTGAGTTACAGTATTGGTAATAATAGAATTAGCGGATGGTATTATAAAATTTTTAAAATCTATAATACTAGTACCACCGGTAGATTCTACTACAATATAATCTCCGTTTTTAGCTTCGGTTAATTCTGGTAAATCTTTAATATTGACGAATATGTCGGTTGCCATTTAATTATTTAACTACTTGTATTTCATTTAGTATATGATATAATTATTTAAAATATGATTGATATTCATACTTATATATTTGTTCACGACCAAAATATAATTTTAGATTATTTAAATATCGGAAAATTTAAAGATTTCTTAAATTTAACCTATGTATTTCTGGGTAATAGACATTCAGATAAAATAGATAAATTAGATAATGTTATTATAGTTAATAAGCTTCCTATTAATATAGAACATATACCGAAATTAACCTCATATACTGGTTGGTATGCTCTATGTGAAAATAATTTAATTAAATCTGATTATGTTAATTTATTTGAATATGATATCAACTATTCAAATAGCTTTATAGAAAAAAATAAAGCATTGATTAATTCCAAACCCGATGCTGTAGGGTATTTCAATTTACCTGCAAAGCATCCATTATTTATAGAAGATAAAACCTATAGTGACGTTCTAATTAAAGATATTAAAGAAAAAACTGGTATCGATATGTTTCAATTAGTTGCAACTTACAGTAAGAAGAATCCAAATCTATTATGGCAGAATACCAGTAATTCGTCTTGGAAAGTTTCGATTCTTAAAGAATATGTTTTATGGGCTAAACAATTCCAAGAGGTTTTATCTAAATTTGAATATGCTGGACATGCAATCGAACGATCTATTAGTTTTTTCTATTATATTAAAAAACTAAATGTAAGTTTAACTAGTGGATTATTGGAACATTTACAATTAAATTCACATAAATCTGATCCACTTCTACCAAAGAATGATAATAGATTTAATGAAGGTTATAAAAAATTAATATGAAACTTTATACGGTTTTTACAGAATCCCATATGGAGTTGTTTCAGAACTACTTCATTAAATCACTTCCATTTGATCCTAGATTAGAATTAAGAGTTTTATTCAAAGAGCAACTTTGTAATGCAGAGTTTAGAACGAAAGGCTGGAGAGAAACGATGTATTACAAAGTCAGATGCTTCATCCAAGCTGCTAAAGAAACTACGGACGGAGAATATTTCATTTTTTCAGATCCGGACATTCAATTTTTTAGACCGTTTTATGATGATATTATGAAACAGGTTGAAGGATATGATGCAGCATTTCAAAATGATTACGGTGGCGGAGTTAATACGGGTTTTTTTATAATGAAATCTACATCAAAAACTAGAGCTTTTTTAAATACGGTAGAAGGTAATTTAGAAAACTTCCCAGAAGAGCAAGTATGCTTTAATCATTTAATATCAAATTTTAGTAATCCAGATTATAATAAAATTACATTCAAAACCAAAATGCTTTCAGAAAATTATTGGACTTATGGTGCTAATTATGCAGCATGGGACGGAAACTCTAAATTTACTTTGCCGAAAGATATTGTAATGCATCATGGTAATTGGACTAAATCATTTGCAGAGAAAAAACAACTATTAAATATTGTAAGAGAAAAGTTTAATGAATTTGGAAAATTTTAAAAAATATATATTAGATATTCCTCAAGTACCATATCCACCATATCATGTTGGAAAGTATTTAGAAGAATATTTTATTGATTTTTATTTTAAAAATAAAAACGATTTTGATTTAACTGGATATAACCTTTTACCAGTTTCGTGGACGAATATATATAATAATCATAATCATTTAGTTCGTGATTTACAAAAAGATTTAAATGAGTTGGATTATTCTGTAAAATATTTTACTGTATCACAACATGACGATGCTCCAAAAGAAAAACTTCCCCCAAATACTATAAAATTTTCTGCTGGAGGAAATCAACCGAATTGTGTACCTATACCATTAATTTGTAGTCCGATACCAAATATCAAAAACCCGATAAGGGATATTTTTTGTAGTTTTATAGGAAGTGCAACCCATCCAGTTAGACTAGATATGCTGCATATTTTAGTTAATAAATCAGAATATGTATTAAAACCTAAACATTGGTCACCGTCAATAGAAGATACAAGACAAGATTTATTTTTAGATCTAACTTCTAGGAGTACTTTTTCATTATGTCCAAGAGGTTACGGAACAACTAGCTTTAGATTATATGAGGCTATGCAATTAGGGGCAATACCAGTTTACATATATACAGACGAACCATATATACCATTTTCTTTTGATTTAAATTGGAACGATTTTTGTGTATTAATCGATTCTAAATCAATATATAATATAGATAATATATTAAAATCTATTTCAAATGAAAAAATAAATGAAATGAGAAGTCGGATAAATGATGTGTATTATAATAACTTTACTTTAGAAAGTACGTGCAAAAGGATTTTAAAATATTTAAATTATGATAAAAATAAATAATATATTCAAAGATGTATCTAAACAAGGTCTAGGTAATAGACTATTTCAGTATTGTTGGGCTAGAGATTTAGCTGTACAAAAAGGATATAAATTAGTATCTGATCCAATTTTAGGATTTCCTATAACATATGAACCATTAAATGGGCATTCTACCACAGATAATATTTTAATAACACCAGAAGCTACACAAATATTTGATATTCCTAGAATATTAAACCATAATGGTGCTATTATTGTTGCAGGATATCCACAGAGATATCAGCATTATATACAAAATAAAGATAATATTAAAAGCTGGCTATATGTAGAAAATGAACAGAATTATGATACTGTTGATCCTGATGATATTGTAGTTAATGTTAGATTGGGTGATTATGTAAATCTTGGTTGGGATTTAGATATGATTTATTATAAGAAATTATTGGAAAGAGAAACTTATAAAAATGCTTATATAGTTTGTGACGAACCACATAATCCAAAATTAAAAATTTTAACTGATATGGGATGTAAAATCAAAGATAATTCCTCTCATGGTAAATTAAAATTTTTAGCAGATTTTGTTTTTGTCAAATCTGCAAAAAAAACTATTATCGCAAATAGTACTTTTAGTTGGTGGTCTTCATTTTTAGGTGATGGTATTGTTTATTATCCTTGTCTAAAATTTCCTTGGTCTAAAAATCCAAGTTCTAATGATGTGGATCTACGGCCATATGATGAAAAAAGATATAAATTTGTGATATAATGAACGAATTAAAGATACACTTTGTAGATTTTTGGCCTAATTTTAAAAATGATGATAATTATTTTTATCATTTGTTGTCCACAGAATATAAAGTAATACTAGATGAACATGATCCTGATATATTATTTTATTCTTTTGATTATACAGGAAATCCACAGCATTACAAATATAATAATAAAAGATGTATAAAAATATATTATACTGGAGAATGTAGTTTGCCTGATTATAATCAATGTCATTTTTCTTTTACATTTGAACACGAATATGACGATAGAAATTATAGACTTCCTCTTTGGGGGTTGCATATAAATTGGTTTAATATTCCGGATGATTTAAATAGAGATCAATCATACTTACATCCATTAAATATGCTTTTAGAAAAAGAAAAGATTTTTAATAAGATTAAAAAAGAAAAATTCTGTAGTTTTATTTCTTCTAATCCAAAAGGAAATAGAATGAGCTTTGTTCCCAAATTAAATGCTGTCAAAAAAGTTGATTGTATTGGTAGATTATTTAATAATGTAACCCAAAATATTAAAGGAAGAGGAGATCAAATATGGAAAATAATAGAATTAAAACCATATAAATTTAATATTAGTTTTGAGAATACATCTCATGATGGTTATGTTACAGAAAAAATAATTCACCCGATGTTTGTAAATACAATACCAATTTATTGGGGAAGTAAAAAAGTTGGAGAAGATTTCAATTCAAAATCTTTTATATCTCAACATGACTTTTCTAGTGAAGAAGAAATGATCGATCATATAATGGAAATAGATAATAATAAAAATAAATATAAAGAAATTTTAGATCAACCTTGGTTTATTAATAATAAATATCCAGATTTTATTCTTCCTATAAATGTTATGAAATTTTTTAAAACAAAAATTTTACCAAAAATAACATAGTTGATATTAATATTAATTCAAATAAATATTTAAAATGAATATAAAGGAATGGATAATTTCTAATTTAGATATTTCTTCTATTGTTTTGGAGGCAGGAACTTGCGAAGGATTAGATACTGAATTCTTTTCAAATTATTTTATAAAAGGATTCGTATATGGATTTGAACCTATACCAGATTTATATAATAAAGCATATATAAGAAATTCTCATAAACCAAATGTGAAATTATTTAATTGTGCATTAGGAGACAAGACACAAAAGGTTAAAATTCATGTTAGTGATAGATTTAATGAATCTTGGGGATCATCATCAATTTTACCCCCCAAAAAACACTTATCAGATCATCCACAAATAACCTTTAAAAAAACTATAGAAATTGATTGTATAAATTTAGATGATTGGATGTCAGATAAAAATATACCAAAAATAGATTTAATGTGGTTAGATATGCAAGGATATGAACCAGTTATGTTAAAATTTTCTATTAATAGTCTTCTTAAAGTTAGATATTTATATACAGAAGTTTCTTTAACTGAATTATATGATGGTATTATATTGTATCCAGAATATAAAAAGTTTTTATTATCCAATGGATTCGAAGTAATATTCGAAGATTTACCTTGGGAAAATGGGGGAAATGTTCTTTTTAAAAATATAAAATTAAATGAAACCCGATAAAATATATATAATTCACTATACTAAATTAAAAGACCGATATAATCATATCTCCAGCTTTTTTGATAGTTGTAAGATTCCTTATGAATTTATACTGGATAATGATCAAGAAGATCTCACACCAAAAATTTTAGATCAATATTACAAGCCAAATAAAGAAGAGTACGAAAACCGAATTTCCAAATTATGGGATGTAAATATACATAAATTTAGGTATCTTAATAAAGCTGAAATATCTTGTACTATTAAACATATAACAGCTATAAAAAAAATATCTTCAGAATGTCCAAATTATGGATTAATATTAGAAGATGATGCAATATTTTATGATAATTTTAATAAACAATTTGATAAATGCTTGAATCAAACCCCAGATGATTGGGATTCTATTTTTCTAGGAGATGGATGTGGAGTTAATTTTAAAAGTTCAAAACTTTTAAATAGTAAAAAAGTAAATGATAATGTATATTTAATGGCACATCCAGCAACAAATTGTGCGGAAGCATATTTATTAAAACCTTCTATTGCAGAAAAAATATCAAACAGTATAATACCATTCCAAAATGTTTCAGATTGGGAAATTGCTTACCAATTATATTTACACGATGCTAAAACTTATTGGTGGAATCCGTCGTTAGTTACACAAGGTTCTAGAAATGGGAAATTTGAATCTACTTTAGATCAAGGACAAAGATAACTTGAAAATAACTATAATTAATATAAATAACTGATATGGCTGCTGGAATAGGATTAATAGATTTGATACAAAACAATAAATTTAATGTTGGATTAGAAATTGGAGTTTCTTTGGGTTCTACTACAGAAATATTATTAAGATCTATACCTAATTTAAAATTGTTTGGAGTTGATCCATATATGTATTATATAGACTGGAATGGGAATGAAATAATAGATAACGATGAATATATGAATACCATGTTAAATGCTATCAAACCATATAACGAAAGATTTGTTCATATTAGGAAAACATCAGATGATGCTGTTTTAGATTTTGAAAATGAATCTTTGGATTTTATATTTATCGATGGAGTACACACGTATGATCAGGTTAAAAAAGATTGCGAAAATTTTTATCCGAAATTAAAGAAAAATGGTTTATTTTCTGGTCATGATTATAACGCTATTTCAGTAGTGAGAAATGCTGTGGACGATTTTAAAAAAACTGTAAATAAAGATTTAAGTTTTACTAATAATGATGTTTGGTACTTTTTTAAATGATAAAAGTTGCTTTTATTAAATTTGCTGGATTAGCGTCAGGAGGAACCGAAAAATATCTTCAATCTTTAGCATGTTTATTACCCAAAGACAGATATAAAGTAGATTATTATTACACTAATAATGCCCCAAGATCTAGAGAAACTGGATTTGTGCATCCAGATAATGATCCATCTCGTAAGCTTTTGTTGGAAAATAATGGTATAAAAACTATTCCTATTCATATTGATATGATGGATATAGAGAGTCCATCAACATGGAACGGTACTGATTTTTGGGAAATCTTTAAAGAATCTGATTATGATTTAATACAAACAGCTAGAGGTGGATATACTGAATATCCATTTAATTTAATACATAATTGCCCCATAATTGACAGCATTCATAGCTTTCAAGGTGAAGACAAGCCAAACATTAAAAGAGCTATCCTATTGTGTAAATGGCAGGCTGAAAAATGGGCCGCTAATGGTGGAAATATAAATAAAGCCGTAATTATTCCATCAATAGTAAAAGTTCCAGAAAAGAAATCTTCTACAATTAGAAAAAAATTAAATATTCCCGAAGATGCATTTGTGTATGGATTTCACCAAGCATCTAGATCTGATATATTTTCTCCAACCTCAATACAAGCATATTCTATGATCAAAGATAGTAATACACATTTTGTATTATTAGGAGGATGTCAACAACACATAGAAATTGCAAGAAATTTGGGGATTAAAAATATACATTTTATAAAATTTACAAGTTCAGTAGAAGGCATACATGATTTTTTGGCAGGAATAGATGTGTATGCCCATGCCAGATCAGACGGTGAAGTATGTTCTGCTTCGATTATAGAAGCTATGTATCATGGAAAGCCTGTAATATCACATCCAGCCCAAAATATGGGACATCTAGAGCAAATAGATGGTTGTGGAAAAATGACATATTCGGTAAATGAATACGCAGAAGAAATGAGATTATTAAAAGATAACAAAAATTATTACACAGAAAAATCAGAAAAAACTTTTATAAAATACGAAAATTGTTATAATCACCAAAAAATAGAAAATAATATTATAAAAATTTACGATGATTTGTTGTCCTAACGGTAGTTGTTTTTCTTTATAACCTTTGTATATAATAATATGACTTTAGAAGAAAAGATTGATGAAATAGATTTCAGATTAAAAAATGAAGCTAGAATTATTGCTAATTGGGATTATCACGAAGCTTTTCATTTGGCTTGTGGTGATGAAGTTAAATTAGACGGTTTATGGATGGAATTTGGTGTTTTTACTGGAAGAAGTTTAGAGCAATTTTCTCGAAAATGTCCTTCTGTATTATATGGATTTGATTCATTTGAAGGTCTACATGAAAAATGGGATGATAACAACCCAAAAGGAGTTTTTAACTTAAATGGTAAAATCCCACCCGGATACATTGTTGGTGATAATCACTCTATGCATGATAGTTCTTTACCATTAAATTGGAAACCTTGGCCTAACAATGTAAAATTAGTAAAAGGATTTTTCGATAAAACTCTGCCAGTTTTCCTTGAAAAATTCGAAGGAGACGCAGCATTAATTCACATTGATTGTGATTTATATTCATCAACAAAAGACATTTTTAAATATTTGAAAAATAGGATAAAATCTGGGACTATTATAGTATTTGATGAAATTACAGATTATCCAGATTTCAGATTACATGAAATTAAAGCATTTGCCGAATTTTTATTAGAAAGTGGATTTAATTATAACCCATTAATATATCAAAATTTAGGTTGCAGTCAAGGATGTTTTGAAATATTATAATTATTATCAATAATTATTATGAATAATTATATAAAAACTTATTTCGAAGAAATACAAAAAATAATAAATTTAATAGATAAATCTATTATTGAAATTTTTATAAATAAAATATCTAATATAAAAAAAAATAATGGTAGATTGTTTATATTGGGTGTTGGTGGTAGTGCTGCTAATGCTAGTCATGCTGTAAATGATTTCAGAAAAATTCTTAATATAGAAACATATGCAGTTACCGATAATGTTTCTGAATTAACAGCTAGAATTAATGACGAAAGTTGGGAAGATTCTTATAAGAATAGTTTAAAAGTTAGTAGATTAACATTTAATGATGCTGTCCTTATATTCTCTGTAGGTGGAGGATCAGATACAACTTCCAAAAATTTAGTTAATGCAATGAAATATGCAAAAGAATGTGGATCACAAATTTTAGCAGTAGTAAGTAGAGATGGTGGAATAGCTAAAATATTAGCTGATGCTTGTATTTTAATACCCGTTATTAATGAACAAAGAATTACTGCCCATGCGGAAGAATGGCAAGGAATTATTTTACATTTAGTAGTTAATTATTTTAAAAAATAATATGAATATAGATATACAAAAAGAAGCATCACAAAATTATCCAACTTGTTTAAATGACGTTTCATTCAATGATGGTCATTTGGGTGGATGTAATGTTAAGGGAGATCCCGGCACAGAATGTCCTAAAATGTGGAAATATATATGTGAAAAATATAATATTAAATCTGTTTTAGATGTTGGTTGTGGATTTGGGTTTCATTTAAAATATTTTAAAGATTTTTTAAATTTAAATATTTTTGGAATTGAAGGATCTGAAAAGGTACAACAAATTTCATTTTACCCAGACAAAATAGCAGCCCACGATTATACTAAAGGTCCATATTTTTTAGAAGAAAAATTCGATTTGTGTTGGTCTGTAGAATTTGTAGAACATGTAAATCATGAATATATACAAAATTTTTTAATTAATTTTTCTAAATGTAAATACTTAATAATGACACATGGATTACCGGGGCAATCAGGACATAATCACGTAAATTGTCAAGATTCAGATTATTGGATAAATCAATTGGTGAATTATGGATTTCACTTGAATTTAGAAGAAACTGATAATATTAGAAAATTAGCTATGGAAGATTATAATGATTTTAGGGCATGGCAAAAATTAGATTTTAATAATAGACCAATTAGGGGTGTAGCATGTCAATATAATTATGATGTAACTTATTTAGAACCTCATGTAGCATTGCATGGATTATTTTTTGAAAATAAAAATTTAATCAAATAATATGAACATACAAATTTATGCTGATACTTCTGTTTTAACAGAAATTTTTGATATATACGAAAACAATAAATTAATTAGCGGATTTACCACTAATCCAAGTTTAATGCGTAAAGCAGGTATAACTAATTATTCTAATTTTATAAAAGAAGTTACGTCAAAGATAACAGATCTTCCGTTTTCTTTCGAAATTTTTGCTGATGAGTTATCTGAAATGGAATATCAAATACAGAAAATTTCTGAATATTCAAACAATATATATGTAAAAGTTCCAATAACAAATACAAAAGGGGAATCTACCGTTAATTTAATTAAAAAGATGTCAGATAAAGGAATTAAAGTAAATATTACTGCTATATTTACTTTTGAACAAATTTCAGAAATTTTTAATAAATTGAAAAATATTAATTCTTCATTGATAATTTCTTTATTTGCTGGTAGAATATCTGATACAGGGATTGATCCATGTGAATTAATATCAGAAACGTCATATAAAATAAAAACGAGCGAAAATAAAAATTTAAAATCTTTATGGGCTAGTACCAGATCGGTTTATAATATATACGAAGCTGCTAATAATGGATGTGATATAATAACTGTAACTCCAGATATTTTACCTAAATTAAAATTAAAAAATAAAGATTTAAATCAATTTTCCTTAGAAACTGTTAAAATGTTTTACGATGATGCTAAAGCATCGAATTTAACTATATGATATTAACTAGAACTCCATTAAGAATAACATTGGGTGGTGGTGGTACTGATTTGCCTAGTTTTTACGAAAAACATGGTGGGTTAGTCATTTCAATGGCAATTAATAAGTATATTTATATCACTTATAAATCAGATGATTTTGAACAATTAACTAAATTGAGATATTCGCAAATTGAAATAGTCGAAGATTCTAAATATATAAAAAATACCAGAGCTAGAGAAGCTTTGCTTTATCATAATATAAAAAATGGTTGTGAAATAAATACGTGTGCTGATTTACCCTCAAATACTGGACTTGGATCTTCTGGTAGTTTTTTAGTTGGAATGCTTCATTGTATAAGAGGAATTAAAAATTTTGATACAAAACCTAATACTTTAGCAGAAGAAGCATGTAAAATAGAAATAGATATATTAAAAGAACCTGTTGGTAAACAGGATCAATATATTGCTGCTCATGGCGGGATGAAGATTTTTGATATAAATAAAAACGGGATAGTTTCTACAAAAACATTAGAACTTTCGGAACAATTAACTCACCAATTCACATCATATCTTTGTGTATATTATTTAAATGTAAAACGAGATGCTTCTGATATTCTTTCTGAACAACAGAAATTAAAAGGAAATACCGAAGAAACTTTAAAAATAATCAAAGAACATGGTTATAAAACTATAGAATATATTACAAATGGTAAATTTGAAGAATATGGTAAATTAATGGATGAATATTGGGAACTTAAAAAAACACTTTCTGATAAAATTTCCATAAAAGAAGTAGATGTAATATATGATTATGTAAAAAAACATTATGGAGTTATTGGTGGAAAAATAATAGGAGCAGGAGGAGGTGGATTTTTGCTTTTATATTGTATGAACGGAAGGAATAAACTAGATGAGTTCATGAGAAGTCAAAATTATAATAGATTAAATTTTAATATTGATACTAAAGGATCTACTATATTAGGTAATTATTCAATAAAATAATGATTAAAGGTATATTAATAGGAGCTTTTGATGTTTTGCATCCGGGCTATATAGAAGCATTTGAAGAATGTAAAAAAAACTGTAATCATTTAACAATTTTATTGCATATCGATCCATCAAAATATAATAAAAATAAAATTAAACCAATTCTCAATTTACAAGAAAGAATTAAAACTTTATCAGCAATAAAATATATTGATAATATAATTCCTTATGACGGAGAAGATGAATTATATAACATATTAAAAGATAACTTAAATTGGATTAATTTGAGATTTATGGGAGATGATTATATAGACAAAGATTATACTGGGAAAGATTTGGATATACCGACATATATCTTAAATAGAAATCATGGATGGAGTGCTACAAAATATAAAAAATTAATATATGAACAATTCAAAAAATAATGTTATAGTTACTGGTGGTTGTGGTTTTATAGGAAGTCATTTAGTTGATAAATTAGTAAATGATTATAATGTTTATGTAATTGATGATGAATCTGCCGAATCTAATGATGTTTTTTATAAAAATCCTAAAGCTACTTATTTTAAATTAGATATATTAGAAGCGGATAAAATAGATGTATCTATTTTAGAAAATACTAAAACTATATTTCATTTAGCAGCAGAGTCTAGAATAGGTCCAGCGATTAAAAACCCTACAAAAGCTACAACCACTAATGTAATGGGCACTGTAAAGCTTTTAGAGATTTGTAGAGCCTATAAAATAGATCGATTTATATATTCATCTACTTCTTCTGTTTATGGGTTAACAGATAAACTTCCTACAGATGAATTGTGTGAAATTGATTGTTTAAATCCTTATGCTTCTACAAAGTTTTGTGGAGAAGAAATGATTAGAGTATATACTAAATTATATGGAGTAGATTCTTGTATCTTTAGATATTTTAATGTATTTGGTGAAAGATCACCAACTAAAGGAGTTTATGCTCCTGTTATCGGTATATTTTTAAATCAATTAAAAAATAATACACCATTAACTATTGTTGGTGATGGTGAACAAAGAAGAGATTTTGTTCATGTTTATGATATAGTTCAAGCTAATTTATTGGCATTTAATCATAAAGAAAAAATAAATGGATCTACTTTTAATGTTGGTAGTGGAATTAATTATTCTATGAATGAAATAGCTTCGTTTATAAGTGATAATTCTACTCACATACCATTTAGAGAAGGAGAAGCTAGACACACTTTAGCAAATATATCAAAAATTAAAAATGTTTTAAATTTTGATCCTAAAATAGATGTCAAAACTTGGATCTCTACTAAATTAATGTAAATATCATTCAATTACAAGATATGATTTATGTTATAGCGGTATAATCTATGTGAGGTATGTGCAGACTATATATAAGACAATCGAAATATTATATTGTGCTTCTGGATATTGTATGTTATACTAAAGGAAAATAAGATGGAAGACACAATATTTAATTTTATAGATTCGGTTCTTTTCAAAAAGAATATACTAAATACCTTAAATGAAGGAGAAACACAATTCAATCTTTATATGCTTAATCGCTGGTGTAGCATGTATTCTCCCGATCTTACTCAAGTACTTAACGAGACGGCAAATATCTATGGAAAATCATTTGTTACGAAACAAGAACAATACGAATTTGTATTAAATATGTTTCCTAAAGTAAAAAAGAAAAGAATCAATTACATCAAAAAAAATAAAGAAGAAAAGATACCAGAAGATACTGATATAAATTATATTGCAAAGTTATCAGAACTTTCTAAAAGAGAAATAAAACTATATATTGACTTTATACAAAATATAGATAATTAATTTATATGGCAATGGAAATACCCTCTCACATGGATAATGTGAAACTGAAAAAAGGAATGATAGATTTAGACGCAAACTCTGAAGGTTGCTTCGGTTTGGATGATTTTAAATTATCTTTTATTTTTGATGACATTGTATTGGTAGAATTTATAGATGAAATCGAAGATTCTAAAGGCTCCGCAGTGATGAGAAATGGATTATATGTTCCTACTAACATTAATACTAAAGCATGGAGAAAGGCTAAAGTTGTACTAGTGGGTCCTAACGTCCAATTTTGCAAAAAGGATGATATTGTAATTTTTCCGAATGATAAAGGTGTTACAGTTTCCAATTTAGAAGTTGATGGATACGGAAAAGTAAATAAAGGGATGTTCCTAAACGAACAAAGAATGTTTGGGATTGCGAAGAGAAGCAGCACTAAATAATTAAGTGCCCAAAAGAGATTACAATAACCCTTTAGTACTACAGACCAATTATAGCCAGTTAGAAATGGCATTGAGGAATAATGTCTGCGAACTCTTTATAAAAAGAAGACTTTATGAAAGTGGTAGACCCGCTTTTAGAAGGATGTTATGTACAAATTCTATGGCATTATTAAATTCTAATAATGGCAGGAGAGTTTTAGGATATCGTCGTCCTAAGGGTTTACCCCCATTCAATCCAAGACAGAAGAAATTAGTTATTACATGGGATATATTAATGATGGATTTTAGATGTGTAAATTACGACGAATGTTATTTGGTGTCTACTTATCCTATAGCACAAGAACGAGAATTTTGGAAAACTTTTAATAAAGTATATCTTACCATGTCACCTATGGAAAAATTATATTTTATGGATTCTTGATTAACTAAGATTTTCCTTTAAATATGTGAATGGAGACACTGGAGACGGAACTTAGATATTTTTTACAAAGGGATATAGTGCTATCAATAAATAATAAAATTTTGAAAGAAGGTAAACTAGTAATTTTTAATCAGAAAGATTATTATTATAATTTATATTTAAAGGTTAGTAATACTATACAGAAGAAAATAGAATTGCCTTATCCATTTGCTATTAAAAAAGAAAAATCTTATATTATTTTAGACTATACTTTAAATGCTATATCAAAAAATGATACTAATTTGTATTATAAATTGATGGCATTGACTCAAAATAATAATTCACGTTTCTACAATAACAAAATTTTATTGTTCGAGAAGAATAGTCTTGATTTGTCTATTGTTACATAGTAAGATGTTTGGATGGCTCTACTAGACTATTTTCCAGATGGATTTACTCCACAATCTCAGCAAGTTGATATCATCAATAAAATCGAGGTTGCATTTAATAATGGTTTTAATTTTGTGGTTTGTTGTGCTCCAACTGGAAGTGGCAAATCGTTTTTATCAAAAACTTTATCGAATAAATCCCCCGAAATTTCCCAAAACTTCAAAGGATTGATAGAATCCTATAATGCATTCAGAGTAGATCAATTCGGAGATTTTGCCAAAGCAGAAGAATGTGAATCAGAACCTAGTTTCGGGGCATTTGCATTGACTATTACCAAAAGTCTTCAGGACCAATATACAAATCTATTCAAAGATTCTGAAGCACTGAAAGGTAAAAGTAATTATCTTTGTAGAGTAGATCCAAGTTATAATGTGGACTTTGCTCCCTGCCACTTTAATCCCAGAATTAAAGAATCTTGTTTAGTAAATTCTACCTGTGATTATTATTGTGCTAGAAGAGATACGTTAGTCAATAAACTCGGAATTCTCAATTATAGCATGTTTATGTCTTTGCCTGAGCATGTTAAGAAGAGGGAATATATCATTTGTGACGAAGCTTCTGAACTAGAATCAGAATTGGTAAAAAGATTTAGTCGAAGTTTAAACTACAAAATACTCAAACGGCTAGGATACAAACCTATTGATATTCCGGTAGAAAATTATGGAAAATTCAGAGTTTGGTTGGGGGAATTGATCCTAAAACTGGGTAATGAAGTAGAAGATATCAAAAAACTTTTAGGGAAAAAGAAAAAGAATACCTCTACTGCTGATACGGATGTGCAGAGATTTAAGTTATTCAGTAATCTATTAGCACAGATTAAAACCACGGTAGATACATGGGAAGATTGTGAATATGTCATAGAACATAACTTAGAAGGTGTAACACTAAAACCACTTCGTGTAGATAATCTTGCTAAACATATTTTTAAATATGGTAAAAAAATACTATTAATGTCTGCAACGATTATCGATCATGTAAGTTTTTGTAAGACATTAGGTATTGAAAAGTATCAATATATCGAAGTGGATTCGACCTTTGATCCTAAAAATGCTCCGATCTATGTAACAACCGGAAGTAAATTAAATTACAAGAATCTCAAAGAGAAACTTCCGGTATTAAAAGATAATATATTAAAAATCTGTGAATTTCATAAAAATGTAAAAGGGGTTATTCATACCCATACTATGGAAATTACACAATATCTTAAAGATAATATCGATGATCCTAGATTCCTATTCCGGTTGGATGGTGCTAATAACGAACAAATCATCCAACGACACATAGAAGCCACTGGACCGACCATCCTAGTGAGCCCTTCGATGACATATGGAGTTGATCTGAAAGAGGATTTGGCTAGGTTTCAGATTGTAGCAAAAGCTGCATACATGCCGCTAAATGATGAACGTATCAAAAAGTTATTTAAAGAAGACCCTAATTGGTATGTGAATCAAATGCTGAATCAATTGATTCAGGCATGCGGAAGAGGAGTTAGAACTAAAAATGATAAATGTATCACATATATTATGGATGGTACTATAACTGATGCAGTTATTAGAAATTCCAAGAAACTACCGAAATACTTTTTAAAAAGGTTTGTTTAGACAGTAAATACAAACATGTATAATAACGGTTTCTATTTTGAAATTCATGATTTATTGACTCAATTCATTGCAGCAATGGATGATGTCATAATTTCTAGACACAATAAAAATAGAGATGCCAAGGAAAAAATTAAAGTACGATATATTCATGCTCCCAAAGAACGAGTAATTCATGATATAGTAAATAAAGCACAAAATATTACAGTACCAGTAATATCAATACATACTACTTCTATATCAAGAGATGAAAATAGAGTTTTTAATAAAATAGCAGGTTTTTACCAGCCAGTAAATAGTAACTCCACCAGTAAACATACGGCACATGTAAGAATGCCGCTTCCTGTAAATTTAACGGTATCGGTAGACATATTAACTAATTATCAAAGTGATATGGATCAGATAATATCTAATTTTGCTCCATATTCTAATCCGTATATTGTAATAAGTTGGAAGATACCCGATTCATTTGGCTTACAGACTGATAATGAAATACGATCCGAAGTGTTATGGGATGGAACTATTAATCTAGAATATCCCATAGATGTTACGTCTGCCGATAAACCCAGATTCATTGCAACAACTTCCTTTACTATAAAAGGGTGGTTATTCCCTAAAGCTTATGAAGATTATGTAAATAATATATATTTTGTAGATTCTAACTTCAGAACTTCGAGTAAATTGTTATTTGATTCTTTCAGTGATAGCCTTACTGCTGAAAATTATATCTATGATGCATCCGCAGGTATTTTGAATGAAAACGAAATGGTTTATATTTCAGGTGCTCCAGTAATATCTAACTTATATTTAAATACCGCAGGATCTACGAGAGAGTTATCGGGGATAGACCAAGTTATACAAAGTTCTAATTCTAATATGACATTTACAATATTAGGTCAAAATTTTCAATATACTACTAATATATTATTAAGTAGTAATTCTGATACTCTTTATACTAATTATTCTTCTTTCGGATTTACATATTATCCCACCGTAAGTGGGTTTATATTACCTAAATCTAATTATACAGTTTTGAATAAAAATGCGATTCATGTATCATTGCCTAGATTATCGGAAGATGCTGAAATAAATTTTGTAGTTTTGAATAATATAGGATGGAAAGATACAAACTCTATAAATACTAAATTAGTATTTCTTTCTGCGTCTTAATAGATAAATACCAACATGCCGACGAATTCAGATGATGGGAAAGGTTCTACCTTTGGAAGAGATTTAATGTCTTACATTTCTTCGAAATTGCCGTATGGAAATTTCGATGTATCTCAGCTTACTAACACATTAAATCCTAAATATAAATATTTTGAAGAAATGGGTACTAAACGAGCTGAAGTACTAGCTCGTCATTCCATTTCACAAAATTATGATTATAATAATCATTCGGTAGGAGATATAACATCTGATAAGCGTTATAGTGAGGTGATGTATGCTAACATCCAAAAGGATAAGTTAGCAAGAGTTCGAGATTATAGAATAATGGGGGCATTTTCGGAAGTGGCTAATGCCTTAGATGAAATTTGTGACGAAACTGTTAATATAGATTCTCATACAAACAGTTGTATGAATTTGAAGTTTAAAAATTTATCTTTATCAAATTTTCAAACAGAAACTTTACAAACAGAATTTTTAAAATATACTGCACATTTTGATTTCGAGCATAAGGGATGGTCATATTACAGACAGCTTTTGATTGAGGGTGAAATATACTGGGAGCATATTATACACAAAGACTATCCAGAAGAAGGTATACTTGGAGTAATTCAAGTTCCATCGGAATTGATAGATCCGGTATTTTCTAATGTTCAAAATGTTTTAGTTAAGGGATATTTATATAGAAAACCTAAATTCGATCCAAATAATCCATTGAAACAAATAGGTGTGGATTATATTCCAATGGATAAGAGTCAAATCACATATGTTAATTCTGATGTGTGGAATGAATCTAAGACCATGCGTCTACCGTTTTTAGAAAATGCCAGACGAGCCTATCGACAATTATCAATGATAGAAGATTCTATTGTAATCTATCGTTTGGCTAGAGCACCAGAAAGATTGGTGTTTAATGTTGATGTAGGTAATATGCCTGCTCCTAAGGCCGAAGCATATCTACGAAAATTAATTTCATCGTATTGGGCATCAAAGACTTATGACCCAGATAAGGGTGGTATTGTACAAAAATTCAATCCACAATCGATTCTCGATAATTTCTGGTTTGCTAAACGTGCCGGGTCCGAAGGTACTAAAATAGATCAGTTAGCTGGGGCATCTAATTTAGGAGAATTGACAGATTTGATGTATTTTGTCAAGAAATTATATTCATCTTTAAAAGTTCCCACTACTCGTTTAGATCCGCAAGATGCATTCAGAGATGGTGCAGATATGCTTCGAGAAGAATTAAAATTTGCAAGATTTATAATTCGTCAGCAGCAATTATTTTCATATGGGATTAAAAGTGGGTTTGTTACTCATTTGCAGATGAAAGGCTTATGGAAAGATTTTGATATTACTGAGGAGTCTTTGCAAATCGAATTTAATGTCCCGACTAATTTTTATGAACTCAGAGAGAGTCAGAAATTAGAATTGAAAGTTGCAAATTTTGGTAATCTAGCTGCAAACGAATCTGTGTCTCCCACTTTTGCTCAAAAAAGATATTTGGGTTGGACTGATATAGATATTAAAGCTAATCGAGAATTCTTAAGAAAGGATAAAGAACTTCGCTGGGAATTAACTCAAATTGAAACACTAGGTCCTAAATGGAAAGAAATTCTTTCTGCACAAGCAGAGGCTGGTGCAGGAGCAGCAGGTCCAGAAGCAGGAGCAGCAGGTCCAGAAGGTGGTGGAGGAGGAGGAGGTGCTGGAGGTATGCCTCCAGCATTTGCTGGTGGTCCCGCAACAGTAGGACCAGAAGGTGGGGAAGCTGGTGGTGCCCCTACAGAAGGTAGTGCCCCTACAGAAGGTAGAGCTGATTCTGGAGGTGCTACTCCAGAATCAGCAGCATAATAAATTAGATTATTTCAATTTTAACATATCACCAGAATCTCCGATATATTTCAATTCTAAAATATCTCCATTTTGAAATTTATGTTTTGTATTATTAGTTCTGATTACTTTATACAAATTATTTTGATTAATTTGTTTTATTATAGCATAAGATATAATTTTGCGTAATTCGTGTGTGCTATCTACAAGAAATTTAAGTTCGCCATTTACTATTAAATGCCATTGCTTTCTTTTAGGATGTATATAATCTGATCCTATACTCTCTTTAAATGATTTACCTTTGGTTGGATTTGTAAATGCAACAATATTATATCTTTCTGAAGCTGATATACCTTTTAGTTTTTCGCTCATTCTTTTATATCCAGCCAATTCATATTCTGTAAATTCTTTATTATTTAAACGATTTTTTCTATTTTTATAATGTTTTGTTCTATTTTCAGTAAATTTCCATTTAAGCTTACTTAATCTTTTATGATTCAAAATCTCGGATTCAGTAAATCCCTTCTCTTTTCTTCTTTTTTCTCGATTTTCTAATGATTTTTTTCTTTGTTCTTTGGTAAGATGATTGAAATTATTACCAGCATCTTCAACTATAAGATTTGCGAAATCTTTAGATTCGACAACATTATATAATTTCGAATAATATAATCCATTTATTCTAGCATCTTCTACTGATGTATATTCTCCTAATATTTCAGTGGAAATGTGCTTTGCGTATTTTTTAATATGAGATTTCCAATATTTTCCCGATCCTGAATAAATATAACAAGAGGCACAGTCACCAAAATGATAACAAAGATATTTCAATTTAGTTATATTATGAGTTTTTATCATTAAAAAATGTTTCTTCACTAATATATTTATGAGCCAATGCGCAATAACTCCTCTTTCCGCTTTTCAAAGCACTAATTTAAATAGTAAAATAGACAGTTTCCAGAGATTGGCAGATCGAATCGTTCGTTCTTTGGGTGCTCCGTTAATTTCTATAGAAATACATCAAGATCAAATATTCGAGGCCATATCTATGGCTTGTGAAATGTTTTCTAAATATGCGGGTTATACTAAAGAATATTTAATTTTAGATTCTAATTTGTATGAAAAGGGGAGAGGATTAAGATTAGATTATCTTTACACCTTAGCTAAGATGGATCTAACTGATAGGCAAATTGCTACTCATGCAACAGTATCTACTGATACCGCTCCATATCTAACTACTCCGAATACTTATTTTATTTCAGTTTCGGCTTTAGATAAAGCATTTTTTCTTATAAATCCTGAACTATCTAGTACTTATACAGATGGTCTGGAGAGAAATGTAATATTAACCGGACCCTCATATACTAAAATGGTATCAGCATTTTCGGTAGATCCGGTATTAAATGTAATACCTATTTCTAGTTATTTTGTATCATCTAATCGTCAAAATATCAGTATGAATGGTGAAGTAGATCATAGCCAAAAAACTGTTATTTATAATAATATGTTCGATTATGATCTGATGGACTATCGAAAAGTTATATCCGTCACCGATTTTGAAGAAGGAGCATCTACTGGAATTAATACTTTATTTACTATCGAACAGACTTTGGCTCAACAAACTTATTTCAGTTATGCTATGGGTAATTATGGATTCGATCTTATAAGTTGGTATACAGTAAAAAATTGGCTAGAAACTAGAGAGAAAGTATTGGCAACGAAAAGATCCTATGAATTTAATGATAGGACTCAATATATGAAAATATATCCAGAACCTAATGCTAATGTTAGATTTTATGGAGTCATAAGTTGTTATATCGAAAAGCCAATACGAGATTTAATAAAAGAAATTTGGGTTTATCAGTATTCGTTGGCATTAACTAAAATAATGGTTGGACAGACTAGAAGTAAATTCAGTCAAGTCAACTTATTTGGTGGGCAAGTATTCACTACGGAGGTTATGTCTCAAGGTATAGAGGAAAGGAATAAGCTGGAAGAACAATTGTATACTAATGCTGCTGGTCTGGGAGATTCGGATCCAGCTTTCTTTTTTGTAGGATAATTTATATTAAATACTTATATGAAAAGTATTATACAATATATGTTCTGTATATTAGTATTGTTTTCGGGTTGCACGACATCTGCTGTACGGCATACTATATATCAACAACAAATAGACCAGAAGCAGGAAAAGTTGAATGACGATGCTAAAGACCTATTAGTAAAAGCTACCGAAATGCTATCTGTTAATGGCGGAACTATTGATATCAAACGTATAGAGCGTTTATTAAAAAAGTCCCAGTCTTTATTGAATGTTGATGTCGATGATGGTAAGGAATTAACAAATTTAAACGGTGAAGCTTTGGATAAAAAAGTTGATGAAATTATAGCAAACGACGAAAAAGAAAAACTTGATATTATTGATTTAAAGAAAAAAGATGATGAAGTAGTATCAAAAATGATAGCAGATAATATAGAAGCGGAAGCTATTCGAAAATATGAAAGATCAAAAACTATTAAACTATATGCCATTTGTGGTACGATACTTTCAGTTCTTGGTGTATGTTTTTATTTAAATCCATCTAAATTTTTAAGTATTGGGAGTAGTATAATCGGAGTCTTTTTTAGAAAATAATATGCCACCCATTTTTAAAAAGGACGAAAGATTCAAACAAGGTATATTTCAGCCTAAAAATGTTAAAAAATTTATAGGGAAATTTGCTATATTTCGTTCATCGTTCGAACGTACTTTTTTTCTGTGGGCTGACAATAATCCAAATGTATTGGAATGGGGTTCCGAAAATATCATAGTTCCATATAAGAGTCCTATCGACAATAGAATGCATCGTTACTACGTTGATAATTATGTAGTAATAAGAGAGGGAACGGTCATTAAAAAATATTTAATAGAGATTAAACCATTTAAACAGACCTTACCACCCGTTCCTTCTAACAAAAAGAAGAAGTCTACTTTATTATACGAAACTACCCAATGGTTAGTTAACAGTGCAAAGTGGGAAGCCGCAAAAAAATTTGCGGCTTCCAAGGGTGCTGTATTTTTGATTATAACTGAAAAGGATTTATTTAAAAAGGAATAATTTTTATAAATGGTTGGTAGGATTCTTTTTTAACTGATTTATTAGATTTTGGTTTTTTAGTTGAAGTTTTTGTTGGAGATTCTCCTGTAATTTTTTTATATAATTTAGTAGATTGACCTTTTAATGATGCTTGTTGTTTTCCTGTGGCCGATGGAATTTTTTCTTCGACATCTCGTCGTTTAGCTTGATCCTGTCTAGTTGGTGTACCCATAGATTCGGGAGATGCGGGATTATCAGGAGTCTTGTGACTATCTGGTTTGTATTTAGTATCGGAAGATGTTTCCGGAGTTCTAGGATCCCCCCAGAATAATAAATTACCGATCTGTTCTTCTTTGCTGAGTCTGTCCCAATTTTTACCCTGAAGTTCTCTTGTATTAGTTATATGGACGAATTCATTGTTTTTATCTGCTTCAGATTCTCCCCCAAAAAGTTGTGGTCTTAATACATCACGATGTTCGTTCCCCCATTTTTGAAATTCGTGGTGGATCTTAGTAGGAAAAGATAATACCAAATCCAATTCATTAGTATCTTCTGGATTCCCTCCATTTTTCCTATATATGTCACATAATAACTGATAATATCTTTTTAGTATAGATTTTTGTAATTGTTTGTCAATTGTATGACCAGTAATATGAGCATGTCTAGTTTTAACTGCTAATATTCTGTTCGGGATATCATACATCGGTATTGTATATGGAGGTAGACCATATTCCAATGGATTGAACATTGTTTTGGTATTAGGATCTCCTACTCCCGTATATTCACTGATCAATCGTCTTACTTTCTTTTGATCTCCGTTGTAATACATTTCAGCTAGGGCATCTACTACATTTAATGTTCTACCATGCTTTATAGCAATTTCAATTTGCTGTCTTCTTACTTCATCTTTTAATCGAATTTGAGTAGTATGTCTAACTAAAGATTTTTTCCCCAAGCCTGCTGAAGCTTTTCTTCCAGACTTCCACGGCATGAGTGCTTCATTTATTGAAGCCATATATCTTTCAAATATCAAATTTGAATCATTATTCATAACATTATTTAGGAAAATGTGGTTTTTTTAGTATTATTGCTCTTAAAAAAATAACTAAATAATCTAAATAGTTTTATGTCACTACGTTTAATTGTAGAAAAACCTGCACCCGATGAAGAATTCGAATATATATTCGAAGAGAAAGATAGAAAAAGCCCAGCATCACTTTATATCAAAGGGCCATATATGATGGCTGAAAATTATAATAGAAATAATCGTCTATATAAATTAGATGAAATGGTAAAGGAAGTTAATCGTTACAAATCGGAAATGATTAATACTGGTCGTGCAATGGGAACATTAAATCATGAAAGTACTGCCGAAGTAAGTTTGGATAGAGTATGTCATTTAGTTACAGAGATTTCTCAAGAGGGTAATATTTTTCATGGTAAAAGTAAAGTACTAACTACACCTTCAGGTCATATTGTTAGATCTTTAGTACAAGACGGGGTGAAAGTTGGAATGAGTTCTAGGGCATTAGGCCAATTGGAAGAAACTGCTGGAGGTAAAAATATAGTAACGGATCTCCGTTTAATTTCTATTGATTGCGTAGCGGATCCTTCGTTTCCTAAAGCCTTCGTAAACGGAATTTTAGAATCTAAACAATGGGTACTAGGGGAATCTGGACAGTTCGAAGAAATATATGCAGAGTTTGAAAATAAAATATCTAGACTTCCAAAAAAACAAATAGAACAATATTTGAAAGAATCTATATTAGTTTTCCTAAATAAAATCAAATTTAACTAAATAAATTTATGGCTAAAGACAAAAAGAAAAAACTTCCGAAAGGTTTTGTCCCTTTTGTAAAAAAGGGTAAAAAGAAAGATGACGACAAGAAATCAAAATCTAAAAAGCTTGACGAAAATATTTTAAAATTCGTAGATATGATGATTTCGGAAAATTATAAAGATGCGCATAAATTTTTAGAGGTTGTTATAAATGATAAAATAAAAAAACAAATCGCAGAAGCAGCTAAAAACGAACTTTTTCCAAAAGCTGAAGACAAAAATGCAAAATTCTTAAAAAAAGAAAAGAAGAATTCAAGTAAAAAATAGTAAAAAGAATAACTAATATTATGGCAAAGGAAATTTCAAATCTTTTAAAAGAAGCAACCCAAGGAATATTGACAGATGAAACACTGGATCAAATACAAGAAGCTTTCGATACTGCGGTAGACGAAAGAGTTCGTATTCATGTTGAAAAGGCATTAACTGAACAAGATTCCGAATATACAACAAAAGCAGAACAGTTAATTCAAGCTATTGATGAAGATCATAGTAAAAAATTGGAAAGAGTGCTAGAAGCATTAGATACTAATAATACTGCTAAATTACAAACGGTTATCAAGAAGTATCAAACTATTGTAAAAGAACAAGCAAATCAATTTAAAGAAGAACTAGTAGAAAGAATTTCTCATTATATCGATTTGTTTATCGAATCGAAGATTCCTACTAAATCTATCAACGAAGCTGTTAAAAATAAAAAGGCTCGTATAATTCTTAATAACCTTCGGGAATCTCTTGCTATCAATTCAGCATTAATGAATGATTCTTTGAAAGAAGCTTTGGTTGATGGTAAAACCCAAATTGATCAATATAAACAATCTGCTACAAAAGCAGAATCCGAAGTTAATAATCTTCGGGAATCTTTGGCTCATGCCAAAGCTGCATTAATATTAGAACAAAAACTTTCCACTTTACCTGCAAAGAAAAAGGAATATGCACATCGAGTATTCGAAGGAAAATCCCCTAAATTTATCATCGAAAATGTAGACTATACATTGTCTCTATTTGATAAAAAGGAAGAAGAAAGATTGAAGACTTTGAAAACCGAAGCATTCGAACAACGCAAGGTAAAACAAGATCGAGTTGTCTTAGAAGAAGATACCGAAGAATTTGAATCTCAGAAACAAGAAAATTTTAGTCACGTTCAGAATTATATGAACGAATTAGGTAAATACTAATATATTTACTTAAAAAATTTGGTAGAAGTAGATATTACTTGAGTTCCTGCATGTCGGACATGCTTGAGGTCGAAAAACAAAAAGAAAGAAAAATACATAAATTATGAAACAAATCAAACCCGCACAATCATACATTGATCAAGATCGCGCTAAAACTCTTTTGGAAAAATGGGCACCCGTGCTCGATTATACCTCTAAGAGTGTTGGCCCTATCGAAGATGATCATACCCGTTTAAATACTGCTATGTTACTTGAAAACCAAGAAGCATATTGCCTCCGTGAGGCAAATATTGCTGGTGGACAAGGTAGCGTATTCGGTGGTTCGACAAATGGTAATTTCGGTGGTGGCAATAATGCGTTCGGTAATACCGACTTCTATGCCTCTGGCGATAATCGTCTTCCTAAGATATTGATTCCAATGATTCGTCGTACATTCCCCGAATTGATCACCAACGAAATCGTTGGAGTTCAGCCTATGTCTGGTCCTGTTGGACTAGCATTCGCACTTCGTTATAAGTATGGTACAGATTCCCTTGGTGGTAACTTCCAAGATCAGGCTGCAACGGATGGCAAATATAAAGTTGCCACCGGAGTACATGATCAGAATTTGGTAGGACCAAGTGGAGCTGGATACCTCGGTAGTTCCGCTTCCCCTTATAACAAGTCTCCCGGTGGAGATAACGAATTAGGATTCCAACATCTCGATTCACGTTTCACTGGTACTTCTGCTGCTGCACTATCTGGTAACGCTGTTGCTGGATGGACATTTGCCGATCAGGATAAAGGTGTTGCCGAAATTCTAAGAAATTTCGAAATCAACGCTAATATTCCTACCGTCGAAGTTAGCTTCGAGAAGACTGCCGTTGAAGCTGGTACTCGTAGACTAGGTGCTAAATGGTCAGTCGAATTAGAACAGGACTTGAAAAACATGAACGGTATCGATATTGATGCTGAGATTACAAATGCTATGGCATATGAAATCCAAGCTGAAATCGACCGCGAAATGATAATCCGCATGATCCAGACTTCCTTAAATGGTGGTCTTGGAAAAGGATTCTCTGTTTGGAGACCCTCTACTGCCGATGGCCGCTGGCTTGTTGAACGTAATCGTGACTTCTACCAGAGAGTAATTATTGAAGCAAATCGTATCGCTATCCGCAATCGTCGTGGACCAGCCAATTTCATTATCGCTACACCTCGCGTGTGTGCAATATTTGAAATGCTGCCCGAATTTCAGTGGGTAACTGTACAAGGTAATGTAAGCACCCAGCAGACTGGGGTTGCTAAAGTTGGTTCCCTCGGCGGAAGATTCCAGATCTATCGTGATACAAGAACAGAGTCTCAAAATGTTGGCGTCTATGGTGACAATGGCTATTCCAATGGAACTTCCACTGGAATTGAATATGCACTATTAGGCTACAAAGGAACTGAGTTCTATGATTCTGGCATTATCTACTGCCCATACATCCCTGTGATGATTCAACGTACC